TCACTCCACGCCCCGCTGGTAGTCGATGGCGTCCTTGAAGCTGATGCGCCCATTGGTCTGCTTCACTTCACGGACGGACCGGGCGCGGAGTGTCTTGAGATCCTCGTCACTGATTTCCATGCCCGCCGCCAGTACATTCATCATCATGTTGACCTCCACCGCCAGTTTGAAGAGCAGGCGGGCGATGCGGTTCTCACTGTCCTGGACGGTTCCGCGCATGGCTGCCACCAGTGCGGGCGGCAGATATGCTGTGGCTTCCTTGCCGGAAACATAGCCGGCATAGAAGCGGATTGCCTTTTCAATAAACTCGTTCTGGCTCTGGCAGTTATCCCTTTCACAGAGTTCTTTGACCAGTTGCTGTGTTTCGGGAGCAATACGCAGAGCGAACTTGATTTTTTCTCTCGCCATACTTTCCTCCAATCAAAAATCCCTGACCTTTGCATGGCCAGGGATTCGTTTTCTTTAAGAGGCTTCTTTACTTCAAAGCTGAATGCCGCCCATACTTTGCTTTTGTGCCTCCTTTTCTGTCCATATCCCTGTTATAATGCCGGATAAACGCCGAAGTGATGGGCCATTCCAGCCGTGGTGACCCCCGGTGTGATCCCATCCCCTGAAAAGTGACCCCCGCAAAACCGTTCCCCGGCCCGCATTGCGGGGCGGTGTGAGCCGAGCGGGGGACGCTTTGCGACCCCCGCTCTTTATCCTGCACTGTTTTCGACCCCTCGGTTCACCCTCGCTAAAGGCGAAAGTGAGAGGCCATCAACGCAGGACGGTCACTGCTCATTTTAGGAACGGCCCGCACAAAGCCCCCACAAATCGCCGGGAGGGACGGCAGGGGTACGGATGCCACCCAGCCCCGGAAAAGGGCACACCGGGCCGCACAGGGGGCAATGGCGGGGGAATGCGCTCCACTTCACAAAAAGAGCCGTGCTGCCGCACGGCTTCTCATGGAGCATCGGCTATTGGTTTGCTCAGTTCTGTGTGCAGGCCATAGACACCTGGGCCCCCTCGTTCTCTGTCTGGCTCTTGATGATCCAGTCCGTCAGGTTCTGGCATTCACTCAATTCCCTGGCCAGTGCGTACATTTCACGGCGGCCATCGGCGCTGTTCAGCTTCACTGCTGTCTCGAACAAGCCCCAGATATTATCCAGGGTTTGGAGGCCGCTGGCGTTTATCGGCAGGTCTTTTTCCTCCATCACATGATTCACCTTTTCGGGCTCGGCTGCTTGGGTAACTGCGATTTCTTCCTGACGGATCAAGTCCAGCCACCGCTGTGTGTCTGGTATTGGAAGTCCCCATGCCGTTCCAACCTGTGTCACAGCCTTTCGATATGGAGTTACATCCACAGCTGTTCCATAGAGCATAAGGTATGCAATGGCCTCCTTTGCGAGATTTTCCTGCAGTTTACATACTTGTTTGGCTTTCATTCGTTGAACTCCTTTCCTCGGATTTTTGGTTTGTTTCAGGCGCCGGTTGGCTGCCCATGCAACAACACAATGCCACACTTCCGGAGAGAAATCCATTCATCATTGCCAATAAAAAGCGGCTTGAGAAGCTGTGGGAAGTCGATAAAATTTACCGAGCGGCGTTTCCTACAGCCGAATCTCCAGCCCTTCTTCCGCCTGCTCCCGCAGCAGGGCGGTCCTTGTTTCCCCCAAGCTCTGTCCATTCTGTTGGTGACAGTAGGCGTCCATCTGGTTCCACAACTGGACCTGTTCCGCGGAAGTCAGCGGGTAGAAAAACTCAAACTCATGACCGTCAGAGCAGACGAGACATACGGTCAATGCGCTGTCTATCCGCCCGGTCTTCCAGCCAAAATTGGCGTACACATTCAGCCAGTCATCGTTGAAGGCAGAGGCAACATTGGTACCAAATACTGCGTCAGGATCGAAGTTTATGGGGATATAGAAGTTCAGTTTCCCATCGCACTCTGTGATCTCATCGGTGAAGGATACCGCATCTACCGGCAGCCTTTTGGTACCTGCAGTGAGTTCCGGAGGGGCTTCACGCTCCATATCCAACTGTGCGTAGTAATCGTTCAGCGTTTTCCCGGTCCTGCCGAGGTAGTCCGCTTCCATCTGTTTTCGCAAAAGAGCCCGTTCTTCTTTTCCCAGGGGATAGGTGAAAAGTTTCTGTACCACTCCATCCTGGCGATGTAGAGTAAGGGAAAGGGTGGCGTCGGCCTCCTGCCGTGCGGCGTCGTAATTGCAGAGAATATCCAGCCAGCCCCCCGGCTCTAAACAGTCCGCCGCCGGGCCAAGAACCTCCCGCTGGGCCTCATCGCTGGTGAAGTCAAACTGAAAATTCAGTCCATGGCCTGACAGAATGATCTCCTCCGAGAAGGTAAGATCGCCCTCCCGCAGAGGTCGGATTCCTCTGGTTTCAATCGAACCAAAGGTCTGCAATTCAATATTCCGGCCGTACAGATAATCTACAAGTCTGCGCCATTGTTCGTTTCTCTGGAGGTTGCGAGTTCGGTTGGCGTGGTAGGCGGCCGTAGATACATCCTTGTTTTTGAAGGTCTGCCAACCGTCTGCGAGATTCAGCGCGGAACACCAGCCGGCATCCAGATCAATCTCAAACGCACCTGATACTTTGCCAGTATTTTCGAGGCGCAAGGCGGCCAATTCATCAAACCGCTCCCGCGTAATGGGCTGTGTCTTATAAAAGTGGTGGGAGAAACCGCCCTTCACCGCCTCGGCGTCTCCTTGCAGATAACGGCGCAGCCGTATGGCCACATCCAGAAATTCCTCGCCATTACCCGTTGAGAAGATACTGTCATGGCCATTCTCCCGAATATGAAAAGCCGCATAGACTTTCTGGTCTTCCGCTGCCTGTGCTGACTCCAGTTCTTCCTTTGTGATAGCTGTTTCAATCTGTACCCACCGTTCTAATGGAACAGTTTCGTTGTACAGCGTTATCAAATAATCCTGCAGATGCCGTTTAACATTACTGCCTTGCGCCTTCAGCGCCTCCTCCAGCGCCGCCCAGCGCCGCTGATCCAGCCACGCCTCGGTAGATACAGAATCGGCCATTATTCAACCCCCTTCTTCTCGTCAAAAGTATCCGGCGCGGCGCTTCGAGGGGACCGGGCAGGCCGCGGGCGGGGCTGTTCCTCCGGCTCCGCCATGCTTTCAATATACTCCCTGGTCTGAGAAGGCACATATTTTTTGTAGAGCTTCTCCATGAACATATCCAGTTCCAACTCTAAAGAGGTACCGTTCTTTCCCGCATAGAACTGGACGGCTTTGAGTTTTTCCTGCTCAAATGAAACCGTGACTGTGGCTTTTTTCATCGTGATCCCTCCATTACAGAAACAGTTCCATGGCATGTTCTGCCCTGGAACTGTTGGCAAGTGTTTCATCGTATTGTGCCAGAAGCTGTGAATTGACGCCGTCCAGAACCAGTTCCACTCCATAGGGGCCGGGGCGGATGGCGGCAATCTTGGCATCCAGAAGAGCCGAGAATTCTTCTTTGCCCTGGGCGGTCAGACGGGGAAGGTCCGCTGCGGGCACCCAGCCAACATCTTCGGCGGCATGAACTAAATAGACATCATGATCCGGCAGTCCAAGTGTCAACAGATCCCGCAGATGGACGGCCGGGGCTTCCGCCAGCGCATGGAGCTGCTGCTCCTGCACAGGCTCTGGTGGAAAATACACTCTGGTTTCACTGCCATCCCTGCAGAAATAATCGACCTTTCTCCACTCGCCGCCATGGGCAACCTGCAACTCCCCAAGATGGCTGTATCTCCAGTTCCGATTATTTTCCTTGCACCACTGGACTACATGGTCGCTGACGCTGCCGGACTTCCAGTCGAAGGTGAAGAGAGTTTCACCCTTCTGCCGGAGCAGTTCCGTCCACTGTACCCGGTCTGTGAAGCCCATACTTCGGGCAACAAACGCCTCACACATCCGGATCGCCCAGTCGGACGGCTCTGCCTGATGTTCATGTTTCTTTCTGAACTCCTCCAACTGCCAAAGCAGATCCAACTGATCCTGTTTAATATTGATGTTTCTTTCCTCCTCTTTCGTGTCATCCTTGGACTGTTTATCCAGCGATAGATTGTTTCCAAAGGCTTCCGTCAAGCTCTCGTAGATGCTCTCCGTATCCCATTCGCCAGCGGCAGTCAGCCGGCCAGCGATCTCCCGCAGGGTCGTTTCCTGGGCAAGCATCTCATCGCCGGAGATAAGCCAGGGCCACATCTTCGAGGTTTCCTGCTCAAAGCGAATGTAGTCCACGATGTCCTGGTATGCGTCATCGCAGTCAGGCTCATAGCGGTGGGCGAGATCGAAGCCCATGGCCTCAATCTCCTGATTAGTCAGTCCCAACTCATTGTGAAGCGTCTTGTAGAGTTCCTCACTTCCGTCATGCTCCGCAAGGAAAGCTATGAGCCTGTTCTGGATTCTGTTGGCGCCTGCCGTTGGAAAATGGTTTGCCAGGGCATCCAAGCTCTCCCGCAGGCTGCCGGCCCGGTGGTCATATTCCAACCGTATTCGCCCATTGTCCAGATCAATGACCGCCCGCTGTTCCGCAGCCCCGCCATGACCAAGGTCATGGCTCAGGGCCTCCGCTTCATCTGCAAATACCCGCCTGAGTGGAGTGCCGCGTTCAGCGGCAGCGAGAGAAAGAGCCTCCGCGAAGCTGCTGTTCTCATTTTCCGCGATGGCAGCGGCCCGCGCTAACAGTGGATACAGCCCCACAAGCCCAGCTCCATCCTCGCCTACAAAAGCGGTTTGCCGTCCCCGTTGCTCTACTTGATACAGCACTGCCGTAGTATCCCTCCCATCGTTTTATTACCGTGTTCTGTCTGTTTTACATAGAGAGATCCTGTTCCTCACCCATCTCCACATCCCACATGGTCCGGACCTCATTCAGGTAATACCCAGCCAGTTCTTTGTCCTCGCAAAAGAAGGGGACGATGCCGCGGACCCCATAGTGCTCCTCACCAACCGCTGGGTTGTACCGCCCAAGCACATAGTGAAGGGGGACTTTTTCCATTGTGAAAAAAGTTCCCCGCACAGAGCAAGTCTTGTCCTTTTCATCCACGCTCTCTATTACTCCACCGCGTAGATCGAAATCGCCGGGGCCTCCATATGGCTCGGTAGCGACAAACAGCACCTTGTCTCCAGCCGTCAGCTCCTTAGCTAACAGGCAGTCCCGCATACGGGAAATGATTTCATCACGGGAGGTGAAGCTCTCGGCCTCCTGGATTTCATCGCTCTCCAGTTCGAGAGCGGACAGAGCCTGCTGGTACGCGGTATGAAGCCGTTCATCCGGCACATTTGGGTCAAGGCAGTAACCGAAAGCCCCTGGAGCCAGGCGGGTGATTCGTTCCTCATCTGGGATCTGTTGTAATTCTTCATAGGCGGAAAGCAGATTCACCAGCTTCCCTGATTTTGGGAGAAGGTCAGACTGCACCTCAGATGCTTCGATCTGCTCGTCCACATATTCATCATACAGAGCGAAGCCGAGGCATCCAATTTCATCGTTGCAGATTTCCAATGTGTTATGAAGGATATCGTAGAGGCTGCTGTCATCGAAATACTCTGCCATATAGTTCAGAATGCCTGATATGATCTCCTCCTTCCGCTCTGCGGAAAGAGAGGGGGCGGGCTGCTCCGGCGCCAGGTTTTTGCAGTAGTCCAGATAATAGCAGACATCAAAGCACTCGTCCGTCAGGGTGACATCCGCCGCCTCCGGCCGCTGCTCCAGCTTCTCAAGGAGCATGGTATCGAAGCCGTTCCCGTCCTCTATCACCAATCCCATTTGCTCATAAAGCTCACTGAAATAATAGCACCAGCTACCCTCGTTGGTGTTTTCCGCTCCCTCCCTGATGATCTTTTCCACTGCCTGCTCCAGAATGGAATCAACCACCGCTCTTGCTCCGGGCAAGTAGGCAAAGTGTTTCCCCCCATCATAGGCAAAAACTCCGTCTTTATGCCCCTCTCCCAAAACGAGGACGCCCTGGTAGATCCGTCTACCGTGTTCATCAGCATAGAACGGCTCTGCAGCCCAGCGGCCATCCTGGTGAGGGCCATTCAAAAAGTCTTGGAATTCCTCGTCCGGCAGCGTAACCAGCCGAACTGCCTCACACTCAAAGATGTGGAAGCGTCCGGCCTTGGCCGGCAATTGAAGTTTCAGCCGCAAAATATCATCCTCCAGTCTTCGGTAAATAATAGCGGGGATTGGTACGCTCCCCATTGACCCGCACTTCAAAATGCAGATGCGGACCTGTAGACCTCCCAGTGGAACCGGAGAGGGAAATGATATCCCCAGCCTCCACTGTCTGGCCAACCTGGGCCAGTAGACGGGAATTGTGGCCATACAAGGTGGATAGTCCATTGCCGTGGTCGATTATCACATAGTAACCATAGCTGCTGTTATATTGGGAAACTGTGACCGTCCCAGGCAGTGCGGCCCGGATAGGGGTGCCTGTGGGTACTGCCAGATCTATCCCGGTGTGTCCCCGTGTCTCGCCAGTGAAGGGGTCGCTGCGATACCCGAACTCCGAGGTGACCACGGACTCCCAGCCTGCTCCGATGGGAGAGCAGAAGCCATCCACCCCAATGAACGGGACATCAGCCCCAGGGAACCAGCCGCCGCTTTCCCCGCTGGGGCTGCCATAAAGGATGAGATGATAGATACTGTCAGCGTTGGCCTGATGGTCCGCGGTGACCTCGACTCCAATGGCATGGCTGATCCGCTCATAAATTTCAGCCAGGTCTTCAATAGGAACGGCCACCATGTAGGTTTCTGTGGTCTCCACCTCATTGCCTTCTTCGTCGGTGGTGGTAACCGTTCGGGTTCGCTCCTCATAATCCACGAAACAGTCCGCAAACTCATGGATGCCATCTGTATCTGGCTGTTCTGCGGCGAAATACAGAGCATAAAAAATGGCCTTGACGCGGGTATCGTCAAGGCTTTTTCCATCTTCGCATTGACTATTGATCTCCGCGATCACTTCGTCCAGTTGGTCAAAGCTGTTCCGCATATCCTCGATGTATCTTTGGTACTCCGGCGTGGCGCTGGCGGAAATGGAGCCGCCGTGGAAGCACAGCTCCACGGCGGACACATTGTGCTGTGAGGTTCCTGAGAGGATGGCGCAAAGCAGAACCACCAGAACGATCAGCGGGGAAAGGATAGCCACAATGCCCCAGCCCACCTTTTTGCGGGCTTCCTCATTGGAAAGAATTACTATCGCCGCTTTGACGGCCGCTGCAACGGTGGCACTCATAGGTTCATACCTTTCATGGGCGAATCCTCTGGCTGCGTACTGTTCTGCAGTTCAGACCAGTACGCGGCCAGCTCCTCCATGGTTTCCGTGTACCCATCGCCTTTGGGCCGATGCTCCGCCCACAGCTGGTACTGCTCCAGATCAATTCCCCGGTCCAGCAGGAGCTTGGCGGCTCCGACCGCCTGATTGCTGACACAGGCATAGAGCGCGTCGTAGTTGTCCGGCTCCACCGGCATCCCGTGTTCCAGCAGTCTCTCTGCCATCCACTCCTGATGCTGGCCCGTGAGGGTGCGCAGGATGCCGGCCACCTCATCGCCCGGTCGGACGCCCTTGTCCACCAGATCCACCGCGGTCTGGAAGTCCAGCTTTTCCGCAACCCAGCGGAGAAGCTTCGGGGGCACAGAAGCAATCTGCTCCGGCGTGCATTGGGCGATCAGGTCTTTGGCGATGTTCCGGCAGTTATTTGTATAGGCATAGAGGATCACCTCACCGTGGAGGGAGGGGAGCGGCTCCGAGAGGCGGCCTTCTGATTCCTTCACCAATGTTTGTACCCGCCAACTGTCTCCCGTTTCCACCGCCCGCTTACAGGCAGTGAGATATGCCTCCGGGGAAAACCTCTCCACCGCCGCAAGAAGTATCAGGGTCATATTTCCTCCCACGACACCGGGGCGTCCCGCCACCTCGATCAGCAGGTCATCCGTCTGGTCTGATACCCTGGGATAAAGGTTTTTGAAGGCGTCAAATTCTCCGTCCCGAATGGCCAACACGGTTTTATCGTAGTCGCTGATGTGCAGGGGGTACCGTCCCACCTCATCCATATAGGCGGTGATGCTCCCGGTCATCCGCCGCAGGAGCTGTTCCGTCTGGGACATGGCCTGTTCCTGGCGTTCCTGCTGTTCCACCAGCGCCTCGATGATGGTGCGCTGCTCCGTAGGATTCAGGTGGACGATCATGCCCTCCGGCTCCGCCCGCTCACCCTGACGGAGATGTCGGGCATAGGTTTCGCCGTCCCCGTGGAACGCCTTGGTGATGGCGGAGGAGATGAGGAACATCCGGTCCAGATCTGCGCCGGTTTCGCCCAGCGTCTTGCCGGTGATGAAACTTTTGGTGACGGGGCGGCTGTCTTCATACCACTTCAGGTACACATCTAAATAGACGCCCTCGTTGCCGCCGTAGTCGGTGGTACAGAAGATGTCGGCGTCTTTGGGGATCTCCCGGCCATTTTCCCATTCCCGGTCCATGAGAAAATACTCGTCCGGAAGATATCCCATACTTTCCAGACGGTGCTTCAGTTCCTCGAAGACTTCCTGTGCGACGCGCTGACCGGCATACTGCATCCTCCGGGGATCTCCCGGAAACGGCTCCCACTGCTCCAATTCAATTTTTTTCATTCGAATTTCCTTTCTCTTTTATAGATCTGCTGTTGGCAGTTCACCCTTCATACAGCAGGAACAGGGCAGATCCTCATCTGAGAAAGCGCCCGGAATCGCCAGCTGATTTTCATCCGCGCAGATAAAATCCCGCCAGGCCCAGTTCCGGCCCAACCCCCGCACTGATGTGAGGTTTGGCATGGCTGCGTCTTCAATCGCCAAAGCCCGCCGCAGCAAATCCGGGTAGCGGTGGTACAATGTCCGAATTTCCCACCGCTTCATGCTGGGGCAGAAGAAGCAGGAAGACTTGCCCGGCAGGGGAAGGCCGGCATCCCGGATCGCCTGGATGCAGTCCTTTCGGCTCCAGCCCCACTCCATCAGGGGATATTCCTTCTGGTATTTTTTATCCTGAAGGTCATGAGGAAGGGCGTTGAGCAGACGGCGCTCCTCTCCGGCATCGTATCCAATGAACTTGACGACCTTTTCTCCTTTCTCCCAGGCATCAATGCAGGGCTGGTAGTGCCTGCAGAACTTTTCCTGCGGGGCAACCTTGTGCTTGAGGGAGCATTTTTTGTACCCATAAGCAATGGAGGGCAGCGTTCCTGAGCGGAGGCACTCCTGCTCCAGCGTCAGCCTCTGGCCGTTCTTCTCGGTGTACCACACCCGCGTGATCGCCGGCATCCCATGGTTCTCCAGCCAGCGGCTCATGGTGTCCAGGTAGGCATAGGTATGCGGCTGCTCGGCTCCGGGATCGGCAAAAAGGATCAGGTCGACTGGGACATGGTGCCGCCACAGTCCTACCAGCATTGCCGTGCTGTCCGTTCCGCCTCCATACCCAACCACATTCATCGCCCGCCCGCTGTGCCGAACAGCGCCTCCTTATAGGCTGGAGCGTGAACCTCCAACAGATACCGCTCGTTGCCGCATTTGAACAGGCACACACCCCGTTGGGGGAATCGGATGAGGTTGTACTCCGCCTCCTCCAGCTGGAGCAGATCCATATAAAACCGCTTGTCAATGGAGCCGCAGTTGAAGATGAACTGGTGGGGCGGGATAGCGAACAGGGGCTTGGTCAACTCCCGGATGCCCTCCCGGTCAAAGTCCTCCAGATTCTGCGAGGCCATGATGAGGTTGGATTCCTTCTTGCGGACCCGCTTGAGAGTGTTGCGGATATACTCGATGATGGTGGTACCCACCGACACATTATCCGACAGCCACACATACAGCTCGTCCAGCGCCGCTGTGGTGTTGCCGATGGTCAGCAGGCGGTCGGACATATAGGACAGGATGTTGAACAGCATGGCGCCGCGCACATTCTTGCTGGCCTGCAGCAGCCCCTTGACCCCGAAGACGATAAAGCGGGAGGAGGTCACATTGGTGTGCCCGTTGAAGAACTGAGCCTCGGCGCCCTGGCACATGGAGTGGAGGCCCAGCAGGATCTCCTGCAGCAGTTCCGCTGTGTAGAGCTGGTGGCAGTTCCCATCGTACTCTCTGTACTCCTGCTCAATGAGTTTATAGAGGTCGGAAAGGATGGGATAGTCCTGGGGCTTGAGGCCGGCGAAGTTGGTGCTGTCGCTGATGCCCCATTTGGCGTACAGCTTGCCCACCATGATCTCAATGGCGTCGATGTGGCGGTCTGAGAAATCCTTGTAGGCCCGGAAAAAGTCCTTGAGAAAGGAGATGTGCTGGGAGAGCCGGGTGGATTTGCGGAATGCCTCCGGCGCGTCCCTGTCCTCCGGGCCACTGCCGTCATCCCAGCACTTGGGCTCCAGCGGATTGATGCGGTACACGCCGCCCATCAGATCCATGAAGCAGCCGCCCACCGTCTCACACATATCCTTTTGTTCGTGTTCCACATCCAGGGAAATCACGGATTTGCTCGCCTCGAGGAAGTTGAGCAGGAGCAGTTTGAGCAGATAGCTCTTACCCTGGCCGGAGTTGCCGAGGATCAGGATGTTGGCGGAGGTCTTATCGTCATCCCGCTTATCAAAATCTACGAGGATATTGGCCCCGTACTTGTCCTTGCCGATGTAGAATCCGTGAGGATCGGTCTTGCCAGAATAATTGAAGGGATACAGGTTGGCCACCGAGCTGGCCGGAAGGACCCGTTCAAATTGGGCGCCGAAGGCGTTGCGGCCGGCTGGCATAACAGAAACAAAGCCCTCCTGCTGACGGAGCATAAGCCGGTCCACATTGAGCTTGGAGCGAACCAGTTCGGTGAGCACATCGGTCTGGAGCAGCTTGAGGGCGTCGTAGTCCGGGGCGGTCAGCTCCAGGAACACCGCACAGTGGAGGAGCGGCTCCCGGTTGCGGTGCATGGAGGAGACCAGGGTAACCACATCCTGCAGGTTGGCCTCGGCAGTGACAGTCTGCTGGAGATCCTCGGTGCTGGAGCGGGACATTCGGTGCTTGTTGGCGGCGTTGTGGATGATCCGGCGCTCCTCACTGGGGGTGACCTGCCGGGTGTAGATGCGGATGGTGACCCCGTCCATCTCGCCCAGATGCCGCAGGATGGCCTGCTCATCGGTAGAAGTGGGGTACTCCCGCAGCGCCCATACACAGCGGCAGGTGTTGCCGCACAGGTAGTGGTCCACCTTGAAGTCGATGACCGAGGGGGCGACCATGTCGAGGAAATCCTTGATATATGGTTCCTCCACCACAGGCCGGGGAGAGTTCTTTGTTCTGTTTTTCGGCAATGAAAAAACCTCCTGTCCAGGCCGGCAGGAGATCTTTTATCGCACTGTTTCTTCCTGATATGGCCCGGAAGTTCTCCTGACGGCCATATCAATTAAATTGTGGGGCACGGGTCAGTCATTCAGAATGATCCAGCGTTCCCCGTCGTAATCCTCATATTTTTCCGTGGTGGCATTCTGCTCAAAATACACGCCCAGCATGCGCTTGAGATCCTCGCCGCTGGCGAGGCTTGCCTTGAAGCCCTGATCCTCGAGGCTTTTCTGGATGCGGGAGAGGTGGGTGTGCAGCTCCATCCCTGTTTCCTCACGCAACCGGACCAGTATGAAGAACTCACGGGCGGTCGCCATCTGGATCTGTAGACGGTCCAGTGATTTAGCGTCCGCCTCCAGCAGCCGGCTGATGACCGGCAGGTCCTCCTCGGCAGCCCGCTGGCGATAGTGCCTCTTGTTGTCCTCAAAGCTCTCCTTGGAGTTGAGGGCCAACATCTCGATCTCAGCCTGCCCCTTGAGGACGGTCATGAGGGCATAGATGCGATTGCTCACAGCCTCCGGGGGCTGGACCGAGAGGTTGGTGGGCTTGATGGCAAAGAAAATCAGCCTCCCATGACTGGTCTTTAGGCCGCTGTCGGTGATCTCGTCGATCCCGATGAGCTGCCGGGTAGTCTGTTTGGCCGTTGCTTCTTTTTTTCTGCTCATTTTCTATCACTCCTATCCGTTGATGGATTACACAGCCCCCAGGCATAGGTCTGCTGGCCCAGGAGGAAATATCGGATTGCATAGCGCAGGAAGTCCAAGATACTGGTATCCTCCAGCCGAATCGAGAGGAAGGCATAGGCCGCAGTGATTACCACTGGGGGCAGGAAGCCAAGTTGGGCCATGGCAAACACAGAGATCAGGGCGCCCACGCCAATGATAGCGATGTCCCGCAGTTCCCACAGCCACAGTACGGCTTTGGATTTCAGATTATCGGGATAAATGTACATGTTTCACCTCACATCGTCATGCTCATTCCAAACCCCTGTTCATCCTGATCGGGGCCGAATTCCTGATCTTGTACTTCGTCTGGGCTTTGTTCCATCAACCAAGATTGGAGTTCCTGTGCCACCAACCCCACAACGAAGACTCGTTTGGATACGCCATTATGCGCCTCCACATACTGCTCAACGCGGTGGAAAAGAGATTCGGGCATAGCAATGGCCAGCGTCCGTTCTTTCTTGTTGTCCTGAAGGACCGCACTCTGGAGCGGTTCCTCGCCATGTTCCCACTGATCCAGTGCCTGATTCAAAAGGCTCTGAACCAGTGCCTTTTGGGTGAGGGGCGCATGAGCATCCAGGTAGGACTTCAGCCGCTGAAACATGTCATCTGAGATCTGAACGGCCAGGGTGCGCTGTTCCTGCTTTGCTGTGGCTGGCTGGTCCAGATAGGTAGTGAGTATCTTAGTGAGATACTCACCGTTTGTCATTTCAGGACTTTTGCCCTCCATCAGCCGCTTGTGAAGCGACTCGGGAATCAAGCCGCAGAGGTTTTTCATCGGTTCCATGATCGCATCTCCTATTCATAATCATTCAAGCTATCTGTGCTGTGGTCGCCCATGCGATTCCTTGCAAAACATAGTCGACGCAAGGAATCGCTACACTGTTGCCCAGTGCTTTATAGCGGGCGGAGTCGGAAGCACCCTCGATATCAGTCCAACCATCCGGAAATCCCTGCAGGCGCTCGCATTCCAGCGGGGTCAGACGGCGGATCAGAAGAACCGAGGCACCTCTTGGAGCGGAGGCGCTGTTATCTGGCTCGTCCATATCCACGACCAAATCTGTTGCGTCTTTGTGCTGACGAGCGCTCTGAGTGCTGACCACCTCGTTGCTTTTGAACACATCCACACGCTGGCGGCTGAACACGGCATGGTGATCGGTGGCGGTGAGAGTATAGGCGATGCCCTGTTGATACCCAATCCCGTTCCCGCCGTTCATAGGCTGCCGGTCAATGGCATTTCCGGTGATACAGAATATCGTGTCCGGTTCTGCGACCAGCGGGACATTGTTCCCACCCGTACCGTAACGGGCTGACATTGTGGGCGCCACAGAATGTGGGCCGGTGTAGCGGGCATCGATCCCGTGGTTCTCGAATACAAGTGGCTGGTGGCCATGCTCCTGTGCCCGAAGTGTTCCGGCAACATTTTCGCTGCAGGCAATGGCGCTTCCGCCCTGGTCATTAAGGCACAGGATGGATGGCATACAGTTCCCGCTGGCGGTTCCTTTCAAGGTAGGCGAGACTTCCTCTCCATAGCCAATACTGCCCGCAGAAGCACCAGCTCCAGCAGAAAAAGCAGCTGTAAAAATGGCGGGATACCCTTGTCCGGGCATACCGCCGCCTCCGCTTAGTGCTGTGTGCCGCTCCTCGGAAAGGAAGCAATCACCGTTGCCTTTGGCCGTGATTCCGGCCACAAAGGTCTGCTGTTTCATCCCTGGCTGGGCGGTCAGCGCCGCGGCTACATCATGAAGATCCCGCACCTCGTCCCGCTGATTGGCGGCAAAGGCGGTGAGCACACCGTTTCGTCCAGTGGACATACCACAATTAACACCGAGAGTGGCTGCCTTTTCTCCTGTCAGGTCTCCGTTGTATCCGTCGAATCCGATGGGGCCAGTCCCGCCTGGAGGATCAGAGCATCCCGGAGCTGAGGCGGCAGTTCCTTGCCTCTGGCCTCCGCTCGACGCAGAATACCCAGGCAGGCGGTTTTGCTCAAATAGTATTTGCGGGGCGGATCGTCCTGCAAAATCTGCGACAAGGAAGATTCTCTTGCGACGCTGGGCGACACCCCAGAATTGAGCATCCATGACTCTCCAAGCCAGGCTGAATTGATTTCCCAGAATGATTGCCCCAGCAGATTCCCAGCGCCCGGAGTCAGGTCGAGGCACTGAACAGGAGCCGTCTTTAATTCGGACAATCTCCTCGAGGACGATGCGGAAATCTTCGCCGCCCGCTGAACTGAATGATCCTGGTACATTCTCCCAGCACATATATCGAGGTCGAACAGTGTGAGCTGTTCTGCCGCGCCGCTCATCTGCATCCCTCATTTCTTTTACAACGCGGATCTGCTCCATAAACAGGCCGGAACGCTCTCCGGCAAGACCGGCTCTGGCCCCCGCCACGCTGAGATCCTGACAAGGGCTGCCTCCTGTGATAATGTCTACCGGGGGAAGTTCGGCACCATTCAGTTTCGTGATGTCCCCGACATGGAGTATGGAGGGGAACCTCTTTCTTGTCACTTCGATGGGGAAGGCTTCGATCTCGCTGGCCCACACCGGCTCGATGCCGTTGCGGACCGCCGCGAGTGGGAACCCTCCGATTCCATCGAACAGGCTGCCCAGCGTGGGCATTATGCCATACCCATGCTCTGCCCTGGAGCTTCGCTTTGCTCCATCTCAGCGGGCAGAGCCTCCTGCTTGATTTCCAGCTCCCCAATCTGTCGGATGGGGATGCCGAGCCGTTGGGCCTCCTCAATCTCACGGGCCATGCCGGAACTGACCCTGCCGCCGCAGAGCCACAGTTCATCGCAGACTTCCAGCACCCGGTGTCCCAGCCGCAGTCCAATTTCCCGTTCTGTTGGCTCAGCGTCATCCAACATCTGTGGGTAGAGCAGGTGGACGGCGATGGGCGTATGCCCCTGATGGATGGCATACCAGCACGCCTTTTTCGCAAACGCGGTGTTTGTCTCAATATCTCCTGCATAGGGAGAGGCGATGTAAATCAGTTTTTCTCTGCTCATTTCGCCGCCCCCACTGCCTGTACCACGGTGCGGGTGGTGTTGACCGCTGACTGTGCTGCATAGACGGCGGACATGATGTTGGCGCGTGTCGAGGTGTCCAGCCCAAAGGCGCCGCAGATGCGGGGCACTTCACCGGCCGACAGCATCAGGCCAAGGCCCAGCAGCGCATGATCCTTCAGCACCAGCAGTCCCGCTGTAAGGATGGTGGCCTGCAGGAAGGTGGTCAGACACAGACCGATGATCTGCTTGCACCACTGCACAAAACCGTCCATATAGCCGCGGGGCACCGAGAACATATACAGGGAACCCACAGCAATCTGGATGAGTAAGACTCCTCCGCGCTTGAGGTTGGAGAAAAAGCACTTGATGACGGCGTACCCCATCATGATGATAATAAAAATTACCATGATGGGGCTGGTGATGCTGCCAATCCCGCCGAATACGCCGGAGGAGGCCGCGGCCCCGATATCCACGCCCTGCAGGGAGTTGATGATATCAGTGGAAAGGGCATCAAAGCTCTCGCCATACCCGGTAATTCCAGAGGTCAGGCTGGCCTGCAGCGTGACGGAGAGTTTATAAAGTTCCACCGGCACCAGGGTAAAACACCCCACGGCCATAAAGCCCTTGACGGCGCTGATAGCCGCGTCCTTGATACTGGCCCGTCCGGTCTGGTATTCGATTCCGACCTCGAACACGGCCACCACCAGCCCGACGACATACAGCGTCCAGGCCAGATAAGAAAAAAAGAGAACAATGGACTGTACCCAGCTCATCTCGAAGAGCTCGACGCCCATGTTCCCCATCTCGGCAAAAAAGTTGCCAAAGAAACCAACAAGCTGGCTGTAGACCCAGTCGATAAACTGATCCATCAGCCCGCCAAGGAAAAAGTCCAATATAAACATCTGGTGGTTTCACCCCTTTGCGTAAGGGGGACCGTGCCAGCATTGGACGCATACTCCTGCTCAAAGGCACAGGGGCCGTGGCTGGGCACGGCCCCTGCTTGTATTCGCTTCCTATTTTCTTAGCACATTTGCGGGCTGTGTTCCTGCGCCTCCTCCTGACGCTGGAACACCTGCAGATATTCGTCCACCGTACCCGCCAGCAGCCTGTAATCCGCCTGAGTAGGCTGGTAAACATACCAGTCTACCTTCCCATAATCGTCCCAGAGGTGTGGTAAGATACCATCCGAGAAGTTGGGATTGCTCACTTTTTTCTTTCCCAGTAAATCGCCAAAGCGTAGGATATTCACATCCACCGCGCCCTCGGTCCGGTTCAGGATCGTCAGCTTGAGGGCATTGTACTGGCCGGCAATGTTCAGAGAAACAAACTCCAGCCTGGCCCGCAAATCCGGGTCAAGCTGGATATAGGCGGATCTGCCCGCATAAGACACAACGCCGCTGGTTTTGCACTGAGTGAGGATTTTCCTCAACTCCTGTCCAAATGGATTCAATTTTCTTCTTTCCCTCCCTACATGGTTAATTCCGGGACAGTCGGCGCCGGTGGATGAGCTAACTCCAGCGTACTGCCTTCCAAGGCCAGAACGCCATCCAGCCGGTGAATAAGGCCCTCCATGTGTTTCTGCCATCCGTCCCAATCCTTCGGATCAAACCAGCCGCCGGGCAGCTCGCCGGCTTTGATCTGCCGCTCCGCTCTGATCCTGGCGTATTTCAAAGTGTCCGCAAGGTAATCCCGGAGTTCCCGGAGAGAAGCCCTTGATGCTGTAAACGAGGTGACGGACCGGAACTTGTTGTCCTCGGCCGCCCACTCCTCATCATAGTCCAAACTGCCGGGATCACCGTCAAGATACTTTACAACGATCTCAGCCAGTGCCATAGGGCTGGTATGCGCACACCCCAGCTTTACATCACAGGGGGCATTCCATCGGTCTTTCTTTAATCGTTCAAGCATTTCTCCCAAGTCCAGTTGTCCATCTGCCGGTAAATTGTACCGGACACATCTAACCGCATCCAGTCCATTGTCGGACTCCAGTGCGGTGATTCCCCAACAGCCCATAGAAACCGTCTCCCATTTCCGGCTTACGCCTCATCATTCTTGTCCTACATTTCCAGTTTCGGTCCAATCTGCTCCTGCTCATCCAGCCCAAATGCCTCGCGCATTTCCGCATCCGCCAGAATCCCGAACGCTTCCTGACAATCTGCGCAGCTCACGATCCAGGTCTTTCCTTCAAAGTACCGGAGCATTTCCGCCAATATTCTGGTCTTCGGGTCCGAGGCAGAGAGAAGCTGCCCCACCTCCTCCCGCGAAAGATATTTGCGTTCTCCGCTCCAGGAGCCAATCACGCCGACAGTGTACTCAGGGATTTCCTCCGGCAGTATTTTACAATCCAGAACCGGATCTGGATCAAAGGTGAAAAACACATCAATGGGAGTATCTTCTACCACGCTTACCCCGATGCCGTATGGACCTGCACCTGCTCTGCACATCCCGGTAGACCGCTGGTACAGCTCGTTAACCAATGAAAGCATTTTATTTCCGGATGGATTTGGAATTGGATATTCCATTGCTTCCTTCCTCCTGTATTCTCAGAATAATTCTTTACATTCCCAGGATCGTCCAGACATAGGTGGGAGCCGTCAGGGTGAAGATAAGGCAGGCAAACAGGATGGCCGGCGCAGTCCATTCGAACTGGCCGTGCTTTCTATAGTCAAAATACGCCATGCCCAATTTGGCGAAGAAGAACACAGCCAGAACAAGGTCAATCACGGGAAAGACCACATTATTGACAACCGTTTTGATCTGGGCGGATGCGTCCGTCCAAGTGCCTTCAATGGCACCAGCCACATCCCCGGTTCCTGCCGCAAATGCGGGTACCGTAAACATGATGGCCAGCATCATTACCATTACGACCGCACAGAGCATCTTTTTCGTTTTCATCATCAAATACCACCTTTCTTTGCTGAAAAAAGAAAGGCCGCAGGGGTGTTCCCGCGGATGGATGATCTATCCCGAACAGGCCGCGAGGCACTTTCCCACGGCCCGTTTCTTTTCTGATTTTGTTACTGTGAATGCTTACATCGTGAGCACAGGTCCACTCAGTTCCTGTGTTTCCAGGAACTGAGCCCGGATTATTTCTTCAAACGCTTCCTTTGCTAACCTACAGAAGACAGAGTACATAGGCAGACCGTTCTCAGCCGTGTATTCATACGGTTCAGGTAACCGCCCGCATTTTGCAAAAAAGTTCTTTTCCGCCTCCATAAGCCGCTCAATAGACCACTCACGTACTTCGTTCCGATATGCCAAGACGGTTTGAACATGGCGCTCATCTCTTGCGGAGAGAAGCGTGGGGTAACGAAGTTCAGCATACTCTTGGGCGGTCGTGTCCATATAGCGTTCAAATGTTCTGCGTGTCGGCAGCCCATATTGAGGCTTCATTTCCCTTGCCACTGGCAGCCTTCTGTTCTTTTCTACAAATCCCGCAAAGGCTTCTTCGATTTTCTCCTTGGTCCATACTGCCGGAAGCCCTTTTTTGCACATTGTCAACCGCCTCTTTACATCAAGAAAGAAATATCTAAAAACTGCGTTTGAGCAGCCTCGACCAGTGGGGCTACTTCAATGACCTCTGGATTCTGTTGGAACTTCAAATCTCCCCGGAAGCCCAGTTTCAGGTTACTGAATGTTTCGGCGGCCTTCAGCAGTTCGGGCGGCGATCCTGGAGGCATCTCCTGCATCCACTGTACCCATTCACCTTTCTGAAAGCGGGGATTTAGCCGAAGGATCACATAGTCCTCCGGCACAAACTTGGGATAGCGGCCGATGCTGCCGCCCACCTTATAGTAGGGCTTTCCCTCCATCATGACCGTGGCCCGCATGAGCGTCAGGGTATCCTCCAAAGAGGCGCAAAACCAGCACTCCCTATCGCCCATACGCCTGATTCGGCCATCCCGCAGGATGCTGTCCAGATTCTTTCGGTGCGTGTAGTGGTAGACCTCGCCAGGCTGCTCATCCAGTCGGATGTATCCCATGGCTTCACCTCCCGCCTATAGATCAAGCGGAGCGATATGCCAATCGTCCCATAGATTGCCCCGGATATTCAGTGAATCGGTGAGGTTGACCGAGAGCATCCCTGCCGGGGTCCAGCAGTCAATGACCCAGGTGTTGACTGTATAGGAGCCATCCGGGTACCAGATAGGAGTGAAATGGGTACGCCGGTTATAGGTGCTATACTCGTTCTTCTGGAACTCCAGCCTGGAAGACGAGGAACTGATGGAAATGCGATCCAATAGCCGCCAAAAGGATTCATAGTTGAACTCTGGGAAGTAACTGACTGCATTCTGCAGGGCGGTGGTAGCCGACCTCTGGGAACTGTTCACTCTGGCGGTGACCACCTGATTGACCCCATAGCCGGACTTCATGGTGCTGTCGCTGGCGGTGGGATTCTTCTCGTCTGGAGTAATTTCCATAGCAGCGGAAAGGCTGGCACTGTAGCGGTCCAGATCAAATTCCCACCAGCCGTGGTCGCACCAGTATCCGTCCTCATCATCGCCATGCCATACCCAATACTCCTGCCACCATGGGTCCCAAATGGTCCACTGGGCCGAGGTTTTCTCCGGCCGGTCTGGGACCGGGGAGGGTGTGAAGGAGTCGTTCCGGTCATCTGCTACTGGATTGGGCGGCGGATTCTCGTCCAGATCTACGATCTTACAGTGGATGGTGGCCTGTGCTGATCCTGGGCCGGATACATCCACATCGATGGTCATGTCCTGCGGCTCGTCCGGTGTAGTCCAGCGTACCCAGGCCAATTGGGAATCTCCGTCCGGGTAGTAGACATTGCTGACCGTATAGGTCGTCCCATCAATATGGAACTGTACAGTGACCGGATCATCCGGGTCACTTTGGCCACCGCTGACCTCTACCGCCGTGATGACCTCGGTATTGGTTCGGTATTCATAGTCATAGGTGCTGATCTCCGGCTCCTCCGGCTGCTCCTCAAAGCGGACGATACCAAGCCCAAGGGAGGACTTGATGTCCGAGTTGGACACATTCTTATTGGTGGGGCCGGACCATGCGGGATAGCCTAAATCTGGGGTTTCCAGAAACATGGACAGGGGAAGGTTTTTGGCCGTCAGCGATCCCATCCAATAGCGGAGTTGTCCTCCAACCACCTCGTCATAAAGGGCGGCCTCTGTCGCTGTTGTGGCAATCATGACACCTTGGAACTTATAATAGGCGATGGGTTCCAGCAGAATTTTGTATTCGCCGCTGATGAGCGTGTCATAATCCATACCAGTTTCTTCCGCAATGAACTTGACAACATATTCTGAACAAAAATACTTTTTGATGGCCTCGATGTTATTACGCCCGTTTGTACTTATGATGCGAGGCATTGGTTGTACAGGGTTTTTATAGCTATACCCGCCTTGTACGGGAGAGAGCCCAGTACCATTATTGTACTGGATTTTACTGACCTTTCCGAAATGATATATTCCTGCAGATGGTGTTTTGTTGGTCAAATCAAATGGTGTAGTAACAACGGCATGGTCACTTGCCCGCACTACGGTTACACGCACCCCTTCGTTTCCGGGGTTCCAACTGCCATGACTCGTCGCATCCCCCATACTCCCGCCGCCACCATCAATGTTACCAGACCCGCCAGTTCCATTCGCGGCATAAACTTGTATGCAAGTAAAGGAAAATATCATCACAACGGCCAGAAACAGGTTAAAGAGTCGTTTCACTTGATCTCCTTTCCCACAAAATAAAAAGCACAGCCAAAGCTGTGCTTTTTGAAGATGCGATATTACTTTATCCCATTATGCCAACCTGAGTATTGATATCTCCATCACTATCGATACTTCCACCTTGATTTGCGCCTGCGTTGGGAACATTATCGAAACCAGGCAGGCCGCCACTGGTGTTGGTGGAGGGCTGTTCAGGGGGAGGCGTCACATTGTTGTGATCTTGCGGCTCAGGAGTACCCTCGACCGGAGTCCCATCCGGCGTCTTGGTGGGGTCCTTCAGTTCATCCTCTGTATATTCCGGTTTGACCGGGTCCGGCTGAATGGTCTGCTCTGTGCCGGTAAAATCAGCGCCGTTTCCATCATCGGTGTTGGTACTGGCATCCGGGGTTTCCGGGTTAACGGTCACATTATCTCCCGGCTTCTGGTCATCCCCGGATTCTGCGGGAGGCGGGGTACTGCTGTCCGGGTCCACCACTACATCGCCCTGCTGGGAGCTGCTGGGCGGGAGCAGGTCATCGGTGACCTTGTCTTTGCTGAAGCTGCTTGCGATCACAGCAACCAGGATTGCGCAGACCACAAGACATCCGGCCACGGTCAGCCACTTCTTGGTATTCTCCGTCATCGTTTGGATTCCTCCTTTTTCTGTTGATTATGCTTCTTGTCAAACTGTCTGTGTGACTTCAGGCGGCCAAGGATAGTTCGGCTTTAAGATCTGCTGCCTACATTTTCCTATACCGCCCGTCCTTTGTCAACACGAACCCTACCACAAACAGGCAGAGAAGTCTATTGGGACAATAGAAAACTTTTTGAAAACTGCGTTAAAACCGAGGGGCATAGCCCGCGCTGACCTTGACTGTCATCCGCATGGGCGGCAGAAGCTCTCCTCCAAAAGACACTGGAACCTCCAATTCGATTTCACAGTCCGCCACAAAACGGTCGCCGGCGCTGTCGCCGGAAGCGAACGGTGCGTTGCGGATCTCCACATCAAGGCCCCACACACGGAACTCCATCCCACCATCCTCTGTGTACTGAGTATGGTAGCCGCCCCGATAGGTCAGCCCAAGGATATCGTCCAAGCGTCCATAGATATCGCCATAGTCCAGTGATTCCTCAAAATCTCCCGCCAACGGCTGGTAGGCGCCGGAGTAGCCCTCCCGGACGCCATGGTACACATCGTCATAGTTGTCGTTGACGGTGGAGATCACAGCCTCCTGCACCGCATCCCGAACCCCCTGGGCCACGATGAGCAGACGGAAATATTCGCTGATGCAGCACATCAGCATTACCAGCACCAGCACAATGGCAATAATCAGGGGGAAGGCCACGCCGCGCCGGTCTTTCAAAATCTGCCTGAGTCTGTTCATTTCCAGTACACCTCCGACTTTCCTGTGGCATCTGCCCGCAGGGTGATGGGGAAACTGCCAAAGCCGGCAAAGAGACCGAGGTCGATCTCATGAGTGAGCGTGACCGTGACCTCCTCGTTGAGCTGGATGCGGCCGGTATCGCTCCATTCAATCTCCGGGTCCAGGCCGGTCTGCTCCCGCAGGGCCTGTTCCCGGCGGTCAGTTTCCGGCCCGATCCTGCCGGCGATTTCCGCCTCACGCACCAGTTCAGTGGCAAAGGTATCGAGCTGCTGTTTGGCAATAAAGGCTGGGAGGACCTGCACTGCCAGCGCGATCACCAGCATGGCGCAGAGCACCAGGACGCACACATCGATGTATCCCTCTCCGCGTCGGGATCTCAAAATCCGTTTCAGCACATGGTTACCTCCTCGCCTAAAGTCAGATCCCTTTCCTGACACTGAGCATTATATTCGCTCAAAATACTGGAGATAGAGCTTTCCGATGAAAGATCAGTTTTATCACTTGTCAGGAATTGGTATAGTGCTTCCACAGGATTTTTTGGCTTAAGGATTAAATCCAAGTCATCATCGTCGAGTTCATAACTGTCATGGATAAGAGCAGAAAGCAGGCTTTCCTTTGCCGCAGTTTCAGCTGAATGGCGATAAATTTCATCGGCAGATAGCTGCTTCACCCTTTGAGCATATTCCTTCATTTCATCTTCCGCACGATCAATCAATCGATAGATGCTGCCTGTATAGTCCATTGGGCACCTCCTCTCTTAAAACATCCCGCCCAGGGAATGGATAATCTCGTAGATGATGATGGACAGATAAGTCACCAGGAAGCACATGAGCAGGACAAAGGAGAATACACGGATCTTAGGCGGGATTTTCATGGCCTTTGCCTTGAGGCGCTGGAGTTCCAGCTGCTTCATATCGTGGCTGAGCATCTGAAAGTAGTGGACCCCGTTGTCGCCTCGCAGCACGCCGATGAGTCCGCGGACAATGTCCGAAAGCAGCGGAGAGTTGAACCGGGCCTCAAAGCGGGTCAGCGCCGCCTCATAGGAGCCGGAACGCATATCCGCGGTGAGGACATCCAGTTCAGCGGAGAAAACAGGACCGGAATTCTGCTTATAATGCTCAATCATGCTCAGCACATCCCGGCTGGCGGCCAGTTCTTGGGTGATGGTGGCCACGAACCGGGGCAGTTCCGCCTCAATCTCGTCCCTCTTGGCAGAGAGTTTTTCCTCCGCCCTGCGAATCTCTTTGAAATAAACCGCCACCGCCAGAAGAACAACTATCAACGCCAACATTGGGAAAATCAACAGGCACGGAATCACCGTCAGCAGCACTGCACCGGTCTTGATCATGGCAAAGGCGGTGTACTCCTCCGGTGTCATGTTCAGCCCAGCAGCGGCCAGCGTATTTTTCAGACGGCCCCGCTTATACTCATCCATATGGATGTGTGGGGCCAGCTTGATCGCCCAGCCCATGAGCAGGGCCTCCACACTGCGGGCCTGCTTCTTCTCCTGGCGGCCCACCGAGAGCATGGCACGCTGGGTGGCCAGACGGGGGAGCCTGAGCAGATCAGCCGTCAAAAGAAACATACCCAGCGCAAGGAATATGCCAAATAAAAACAGAAGGAAAGTCATGGTTGTTTTGTTCACCTCCACATAAAAACAGAGCCAGTACACGACAGATGTGTACCGGCCCTGTTTTTCTTCTTATGCTGTATTACAAGGCACTCTTTCTATAGCATTATTGCATCACATCTAACTCCGCAACAAATGACGGATCAAAGTCATCCCGCCAGTTTCGATAGTCAGGATACAGTCCCAAACCCTTTCGGATGAGCTCCCGGTTTTCCGGGGTGTCAATATAGATACCGTCCGGGATGCCGTCCATCCCATAGATGAGCCGGACCCCATCCTGCTCCGCTGCCTTTGCTGCTTCAAAATCTCCATCATAGAGCGCCATGTCATCGATGCGTTCTACATGGAGGGCCTCCGGAATATAGGAACCATGGTTGATCGTTGCGGTAATAAAATAGCCCTTTTCCTGGTTACTGATGAGGATCACCTCCGATACTCAATGGGCTGGGTCAGCTTGATGACCGCTGCGGTGCTGATGAACATCACAGCGGCAATGGCTGCCAACAGCGCCTGCCCCAGCGGGGTGTGCATCAGAACATCGTACCAGTCCTGATTGAGCCAGTACAACAGCGGGATATTGCCGATGACCAGCACCTGCATGGTGATAAACTCCTTGCGGGGCTCAAACACCAGATTCTCCAGCTCACCGTTGACGATCCGCATATCGGAGAGTTTAGCCACGATGGGAGTCAGGATGGTCTTGAGCCCCCGGTCGTGTCGGCAGGTCAGCAGAGCGGCCACCCACTCCCGAAACACGGCGTTGTCGATCTTCGTCCCCATGTCCTGGAGGGCGGCGTCCACATCGGGGTCCACCAGCTTGATCCGGGTGAGAAACTCCACAAACACACTCCGGACGGGCGGGTTGAGATAGTCAATGTTTTCCTCCACTGCCGTCTGGATGTCCTCATTGCGGAGATAAGCTGTGGTGATGATAGAGAGGGCGGTTTCCAGTTCAGCGGCAATGTTCTTTTTGTAGTGATTTGCGGTCAGACGGATAAACCAGAACGGCACGAACATCATGCCCACCGCCAGCACCGGCACCAGGAAGAGGTTGCCCAGCGTCAGGGCGAAGGCGGCCCCTACCAGAAAAAGAAGCAGGGACAGGGCGCACACCATGGGAAACTTGGCGGCCCGGCCAGTCATCCGCAGAATGGTCTGTGTCTCCTCGATTTCCCGGCGCAGAAAGGATTTCTTTTTGCGCCGTGTACTCTCATTAACCTCCGACCGGATGCTTTTGGGCTTACTGGTGATTCTGCGGAACACCCCTTCAGTGAAGTCCATAGGGGAGATGTGTAAAAGGACAAAACAACCTGTGATCAGCCCTATACAGGCAATCAACTGGATCAGATTCATACAGATTCGCCTCCTTCCTTGCCGGTTTCAGGTTTGGCAGGCGGCTTGGACTGTGCGCTCCTGGTCTTCGGAGCGGGCGTTGCCTGTCCTGCCTTTGCCGGACTGGAGCCTGACTTACCCTTAGAGGGAGCGGACTTTTTGCCCACGAGCTGAGTCAGCACCTCCTGCGGCATACCATTGTCGATGAACCGCTTCTGCAGGCTTTCCGAGATGGGGTTGACCGCCTCGTGGCGGCCCTTAATACGGTATTTGCCGTCCTCCAACCGGTTTTCTTCGATTTTGAAGTGATAAAGGGTGTTGTACCGGCGCTCCCCAGTGGGCAGGATCTCACACTCCATGATCTCCATGATTTTACGGCTCTTATCCTCCAGCTGCTTGGCGAACACCACGATGGGGAATGCCTCGGTGACCAGATCCATGAGGGTATCGTCGGCCATCTCGTGCTTACGCTTGCAGAGGGTGACCATACGCCGCCATGTAGCCTGGGATGAGTTGGAATGAATGGTGGTCAACACGCCGTGGCCAGTACGGGCGGCCTCCTGTGCGGCATACGCCTCCGCAGACCGCATCTCGCCCACACAGATGATGTCGGGGTGGTACCGCAGGGCCATGTCCAGCAGCATATCCTGATCGATATTCTGCTTGGCGTTCTCGCTCTCACGGGTGATGGTGTGGATGACGCTGTTGCACACCCGGCCATCTTTCTCCCGCACCAGGTCCAGCTCACGGGAGCCGTTCTCGATGGTGAAAATACGCTTGTTGTCCGGGATGGTGGTCAGGAGCCAGCCTGCCACCGTAGTCTTGCCGGAACCGGTGGCCCCGGCAACGCAGACGGAAACGCCGTAACGCAGGCAGGCGGCCAGAAAGTCCAGCATGGGGCCTGTGGCTGTTCCACCTTTTACGAAGTCCTCTTTCTGCATATTCTGCGGGTTGACGATACGGATGGATGCCGTGACGCCCACATCCTCGTCCACCAAAGGGGTCTTGAGGACCGCGATGCGGATGTTCTTGCTGAGATGGCCCAGGACGGCGGGACTGGCATTGTCCAGCACCATACCGCTGACATGGAGCATACGGCGGATCACATTGACGGCGTGTTCAGGGCTGTCGAAATGTTCCTCCAGCTTGACCGTTTCGCCATTGGCGTACAACACCTCGATATCCCGCCAAGAGTTCACATTAATCTCCTCAATGCCGGTTCCGAAGATGTACTTGGTGAGCAGGCCGAACTCGGCCATCTCCGTGTAGAGGGCGTCCACCAGCTGGTCGCCGGAATAGCCTTTGACCGCGATGCGCCGGTCCTGCACATATTTGGTGATGTACCGTTTGATCTGGGCCTTGGCGTCTTCATCGCCGCCCTCGGTGATGAGGGCGGAATACTTGCCGGAGATATATTCCTGCACATCCTGCAGGACGGTGTTGAAATCCTGCCCTTCATTCTCCGGGGTGAAGAAGAGAGAATGCGCCCGATAGCCGCCTGCAGACTCTGTATTCAGGGACCGCCTGGGGAGATCCTCCGCCATGTTCACGCTATCTGTGGGATCAGCTTCAACCCCTGTCCCATCATCAGCTGGGGCGTGACGCAGCGGCTCATCTGCGGGCTGGGGTTCTCCAACGCCGGCTTCATGCTGATTCTGACCCATATTGCCGCTTACCGGGCAGTCCGGGCCGAAATAGAGGGGGAGTTCTTTTTTCCGCCCGTCCGGACCTGTCGTGATATGTGTTGCGGCGGCTTTCTCAGCGGACGCTTTGGGAGCGAACAGGGACTGACTTCGCTTCTCGCCTAACACCCAAACACCTCCCTGGCAATCTTCTCGATCTCCTTGCGGAATACCCGGCTGTCCTTCATGGATAGGTCCGCCAGCAGGTTGCCGGCCAGATACTGTCCCTCCAGCTCCGCCGAATGGGGCAGCGTGAAGGCCACTGTCCCCAGCGCCTGACTCATGTGATCCCCGGCCTGCTGGGACTTTACATTGCTGGCGGTCTTGTACTGCTTGTCCGTATCCCATTTGGCATCCCGCAGGAGGGGAAGTTGGCTGGACAGGTAGCTGATGCTCTTGAGGTCGGCGTTGGCCAGCCGCAGGACGGAATCCGCCTCCATGAGCGCCACAGCGGAGAGGATGTCGTTGGCGATGTAACTGCCGCAGTCAATGACCACATAAGGAGCGATCTCCCGCAGGCAGTCGATGAGCTCCCGCGCCTGCACCTCGTTGTAAGGCGGGTAGGTGTACTCATTCTCTCCCTTGAGCATCCCCAGCATGGTGAGGTAACCCAGGCGTTTGTGGGTGACCAGGTTGTTCTTGACCAGATTCTCCGACACATGGGCGGCGGCCAACACGCTCCCGAGGGAACGCTCGCACTCCAGATCTGCCGCCGGGCAGATACAGGGAAGCATTGGGGCTGTCATGTCGCAGAGAAGGAGGATCACATTCCGGCGCTTGTCGGCCAGATACTTGGCCAGCCGCACGGCCACGGTGGTCTTGCCGCTGCCGGGGCTGCCCCACACCGCCAGCACCCCGCCGCTCTGATCCTCCTGCTCACAGGCGTCCTCCTGGCCACTTCCTCGGGAAAAAATACCCGCTTTCTTGAAGTTCAGCATCAGGCCACCTCCTCGGTTTTCGCGGGCGCCTCCGTTTCTGCGGTTTCGCTGGAGTCAGCGGCGGGTTCGGACTCTGCGGGATTCTCCTGTGGTTTCTCCTCGGGGTCCGGCTCCGGGGGATACAATTCCAGAATGATCTCGTCTTGAGAGGTCAGGAACTTGTCGGCATTCTCCCGGTCGCCCCGGTAGACCAGCGCCAGATGGATGGTCCCCTCGGCCTCCAGCTCGGCCAACACTTTGGCCTGCTCGGGGGACACCAGCAGGGTGACAGTATCGGGCAGTTCCTTGTCATCCTCCTCGTCCACAGGCTCACCGGTGTTGGCGTCATAGCCGGAGGAGGCGGTAACACTGATAATCTCCACATACTGCAGCTCAGCGGGGACAACGGTCTGGCCCTGCTGCTTGTAGTCCGGGGCGATCACCGACACAATGTCGCCGCTCTGCAGCTTGCCGGAGAGCCCCTCCGCAAAACTTTTGATGGACACGGAGATGGCCTGCTGGCTCCCGTCCAGGCTGTACAGGTAGGCGTTTTCCGCTGCTGGGGCGTCTGAGAGTTTGGAAGGGATGATATAGTCGCCCACAGCCAGATCCGCAGTAGCGTATTTACCCACGGCGCTCTCTTTCTGCCGAAGGACATCCTCTGGGAGATTATAGCCGCCCACCTCCACGATCTGAACCATGCTCTCGGTGATCTCATCGCCGGCCCGGATGGGCTGGACTACCCGCACGATCTCAGCTTTCTGGCTGACGCTCTGGTTGAACAGCGGGGTCAGACCGAAGCAGATCAGCAGGGAGAGCAGGATGCAGATTACACCGACCACGGTGCGATTTTTCAAAAAACTCATACTGGCATTTCCTCCTTGATTTCATGTTGGGTCGGAAAGTCCGGGCATTACGCCCGGACCGATCTGGCCCTTCTGCTCCGCTTCAACCGGGGCAGAAGAATGGCGGCCGCCGTCAGGGGCAGGGTCACGCCAACGATGGTGAGCACAGTCTTTCTCGTTACATGGAACTTCTTCATAGCAGTCAACCTCCAAAACAGTATAGTGCGGCAAAGCCGATGGATAAAAATGGTCCCAGCGGTAGCGCCGCCCGTGTCATTGCGGGTAGCGGATGATGAATGAATTTTTGAAATAACATAGCGGTGCAGAAATACAGCACCGCCAGCAGCAGACCCAGCGCCATCCCCCAGATCCCCCGCCAAAAGCCCAGCACAAAGCCGGCCGCAGCAGTGAGTTTGATGTCGCCGCCGCCCATGCACTCCGGCCGGATCAGGGCGGCAATCAGCAGGGGCAGAGCCGCCAGCACTCCAAAAAACTGGGCGGGGCTGAAGGAGATCAGCCCCGCCGCGGCGGTCAAAAGACAGAGGAAATCCGGGATAGTACGCTTGCGGCAGTCCACCGCAGAGGCAGCGGCCAGTGCCGTGAGAAACAGGAACGCCTGCACCGGGTATCAGCCCTTGTAGTCAAACATTTCCTCTACGCGCTCGGTCACGGTGGGCAGGACGGTGTCCCCGAACAGAGTGTAGAGGCCAGCCAGGAGCAGGGCGCCCAGCACCACGGCAATCAGGATCTTGATGGCGGTGTCGATGTAGCCCTCGCCGCGAGTGTTGCAGAGAGGGGCGGACAGGTGGGCACGGGCGCAGGTCATGGCGCAGTGGGCCTTGCAGGTCATCGTCTTTACGGTGTTGGACATCTTGTTGAACATCTTCTTCATAGAGAGTTCCTCCTCAAAATTTTAGATTGTTGATTGTTGTGTGGTCAGTGGGTCACATACCCATCTTCTGAGCCTGCTGTGCCGTGGGGTCCGGCGCGGACTGGGGAGAGCGGTTCATCCCCTGCGTCAGTGCCTGCTGGTAGGCGGTCACGACAGCCGATTCCAGTTCGGCGCGTGCCTCCCGTGTGTACGGAAAACAGATGTCCTTGATTTCACCCTTGCTGTTGATCTGGCCGGGCATGGATACAAACAGCCCATTGCTGCCCTCCATGAGCTTGACGCCCCGGACGGCAAAACAGCCGTTGATGTTCAGCGATGCGGTGGCCCGGCAGGGACCGTCAAACTGGATAGAGTGGATACGGACATCATACTGCATGGGAAGGACAGGAGTATCCTGCTGGGAAACCTCTCCCTGGGGGTTTTCACTTGTGGTCTGCGCTTTTGCCATGGTGGGTTCCTCCTTTTCTGAATATAAAAAATAAGTGGCTTTTCCGCTCTTGGGTCACAGGGTCATGGTCATGCCTGATTCCTGCTCCGGGGCTTTCAGTTGGACGGGGACGATAGCTGTGCGGTCCACATAGTAGAACTCGCTGCCGGAATCGTCGTAGAGTTCGACAAGGTCTGAGATGGCCAGCGGCTGTCCGTCGCTGCCCAGGGACCTGCGACAGAATGCCTCCCAGATCCCATCCAGACTGTTGGTGCTGACAGTGCCGTCAAACACTGCCTGGTAACGGGTAAGGTCAGGTCCGCCATATTCACCACTCATGCGGTCCAGCCCAATGAAGCGCATGGCGGCGGGAGCTGAGGGGCCGAGCTGCCAGATACGGCAGGATTTCAGGGCTGGCCCGTTGTCTGCTGCCTTCTGGTATCCACCGCTGGAGAGACGGTCATAGATGCCGTCCTCCCACCGGACAGCCAGCCCCTTCCTTGCCAGCCAGTCCTCCAACTCCTCACGGCGGAACATGGAGTCCGCCACCACTCCTTGTTCTGTCCTGTAGCCCACTGGATTCCCATAGTAGAGCAGACATCGATTTTTCATTTCCACACTTCGCATGGCGGCATATCTCCTTTCTGCGGTTAAGTCATTTCCATCCCTCCCATGCCTGCGTTCTGCCCTTGAAACTCCTCCAGCTTTTCTCTGGCCCAGCCGGGGAGGAATTCCTCTTTCAGAACGCCGGTGAAGTCTGTGCGGTTCCATCTGGTCTGCTCTCCATCGCCCAGGCAGGTACAGCGGATAGACCGACCGACAGCGTGGGGGCTGCATCCAAAGCCGTCATGGGCCAGCCAGAGCTGGTTCTGGGGCGTCCAGCAGGACTCCTTGAGGGTGTCTGGACTGAGCACCAACACCCGGCCCTCATAGTCCAGAGATTCATAGGAGTTGGGTTCGCAGTGCTCCGGCCCAAATAGTTCCAGCTTGCCGTATGCCTCCCTCACTTGACTGATAAATGCGTCCAGATACGCCAGGGCGGTGTCCACTTCAAAATAACGGTTATGGGCATCATCGGGTGGGACATAGGCTTTCTTTTGCCATTCTTGGTTTTCCGCGCTGAGCTGCTCCTTGTAAGGCCCCAGCCTTTCTATCGTGTTGGCCAGGACGAAATTGGTCCGCTTGAAGCCCCACCGTTTCAGCACCATTTGGGATGCTTCCGGCTTTAATGCGCTGCGGCCGTCGCCATAGACGCGGATGACGGCTTCGATGTCCCGCGCACAGGATACATTGGCGTGGAAACTTGCATCCCAGAGCGCAGCTTCCCCAAGTCTGTGGGCCTCTGACTGTGAGCCGGGATAGAGGTAGATATCCTGTTCCATCTTGCCTCCTTTACGGCAGGCGCCATTTGCCCGCTGGGGGGATCGTCAGCGGGCTGATGCCCAGCTCATTGAGCAGGCAGCAAAGCTCCACCGAAAGCTCCCGCAGTTCCTCCGTTGAGGGGACGATGATGAGCGCTCCATCCGCGGCCAGAACCGCGACTTCTTCTCCCACGGGGATAGATGCCTCGGATAACAGTGCGGCGGGCAGATTGAGTTCCATACCGCTGCTGGTGTATCCGGTACACTCAGCGTCGTCACAGGTTCTGGTCACCAGGAGTCTGTTTGCGTCACAGTCGCAGATGTACTGGTTCGCTGGGGTGGTGATGGGAACTTCTTCCCCCGGCTCATAGCCCATTCCGCGCATGAAAAATGCAGGCAGGGTCAGAGACCCGTCTACACCGACCCGAACCGTTGTATGGATCTTACTCATCGCCGTGTTCCTCCTGCCCATTGCATGCGGTGCGTTCTCCGTAGATGAGATTCCCCACCATCAGCTGTTCCTCCAGCTCGCCCAGGCAGATTCCGGCTTCACCCAGCATCTCCAGCAGGTAGGGAGGCACATCCCGCAGGTCATGGTCATATCCGGCCTCGGCAATGGTGACGGTCTTTTCTTCGTCATCCACATAGACACAGAGCTTGGCCCCGGCAGGGATGCCGGCTTCTTCCCGCAGGTAGTCTGGCAGTTCCAGCATGCCGTCCTCCAGATCATCGAATGGGCAGCCATCCTCGCAGTCATCACAGGTGCCACAGACTCTGGCCAGATGGACGGTGAGCTCCGTGGCCAGCCGGTGCAGGGCATCCATCGCCTGGATCAGTTCCATGGTGGTCATTTGCTTTTTCAGAACGACCACCGCGCTGTCCAGCGTGTGGATCTCGACCTTTTCTCCGCCCTCAAAGCCACTGATCTTGAACGCTCCGCCGGGAATCAAAAGAGTACCATTGTTTATCTGTTTGTTGAATTTCATCTTCTTCTCCTTATTACATTGAAATTGTAGAACGGGCTGGATTGGATGCTCCCGGCCATTCCTGTCCTTGTTGGGCAGCCAGCCCGTCCCGGAAGGCTGTCAGATCTTCTCCTGTCGGCGTATAGCGTCTTGCTTCAAGGGCGGCCATCAGCGCATAGGTCTGGCCAACCTCGGACAGCAGTGCCCGAAGATCGTCCGCAACCATATCCGTCCCCATCCGGCGGAGCTGCACGGTAAAGGTGATTCGGTAATGCGGCTGGCCGGGGATGCTGTCGATCCGCATATCCATTCCCAAGTTGGAATCGTGTTGCGGGCGGATATAGACCTGACCCACTACGCTGGGGCAGACCTGAAGGCGGCCCTGACTCATTTCCTCAATCAGCTGAGCCGCCTGCTGGAGCTTTTCCAGTTCAGAGAGCTGTTCATCCAATTGCCTCACCCCCGTTCCAGTCAAACAGCGTCATTTGAGAGGGAACCGCCCGGCTCCGCTCCCGCAGGTCATAGTTGGCGATAAGCAGTTCCGGGAACTGAGCCCCATTGTCGTACCTCTGCTTGATGTTGTTGATACGGGTGGTTTCCATGAGGTAGATGCCTGGCCTGTCGTACAGCCCGCGGACAAAGGCGTCGTCGTTGTAGGAGAGCAGGAATTTGCCCTCGATCCGCATCAGGGCGTCCCGCAGGCGGATGTGGTCGGCTTCGGTGAAACCGTCTTCACCAATGTTCTGGTAATACCCCTCGGTGGCATGGTAGGGCGGGTCGAGATAGAAAAAGCTCACTGGCCGGTCATATTGATGGAGCAGTTTTTCAAAGTCCTTGTTCTCAATAACCACCTTGGCAAGCCTCCGGTGGGCCTGCTCGATGAGCGAAAAGTTGCTACGCATATCGTGGGGCTGGCTGCCAAAACTGGTCAGCCCGGAGGCGTAGCTGTAGCGGATGAGCTGATAGAACCATGCCGCCCGTTGGACATCGCTGGCGGGGCTGTCCCGCGCCAAGGCGGAGCGGATGCGGTCAAAGTCCTCCCGTGCGTTGAGTACATACCGCAGAGCCTCCATCAGGTCCTCCGGTTTGTCCCGCACACAGCGGTACAGGTTGACCAACAGGCCGTTGAAGTCATTGTAGACCTCAAAGTCGTTGCCGGGAGGCTTGTGGAACAGTACCCAGCCCCCGCCGCCGAACACCTCAATGTACCGCTCATAGTAGAGGGGGAACAGCCGGACGATCAACTCCCGCAGGGCCTTCTTGCCTCCAATCCAGGACATGAAACTGTTCAGGGCGTATCACCCCCATCCAGCGGCAGGCGGGTCTGTGCGGTATCCTCTCGCTCCAGAGTCCGATCCAGTCCCCGGATGGCGGCCGCGATTCCGCTGATCCGCCTGGTCAGATGGGCGATGGTGGCCCGCACCTCCTGGTCCGTGGCGGCATAGAAGTATCCACTCCCGTTGCTGGCGATGGGGACGCCATCCCGCCGCAGGGCATTGACCATGTGTCGAACCTGAATCCCTTTGATGCCGAAGGTCAGTTCCAACTCCCGGCTGGTGGCGGCGTTGAGAGCTCCCATGTGGTACTGCTCCAGATATTCCGCCAGCCGTTCTTTCTCCATGAATGCCTCCTTTCCGGGCCTGTTTTCCGAAAAAGGGCATAAAAAGAAGGGGCCGTTTTCCCCTTTCGGAAAACGGCCCCTGTGTCATATTCTATATCCTGTTTTTACTTCATCGAATCACCCCCAGCTCCCGCAGCGGACAGATGCGGTTTTTGTGACTTGGCAATAGATCGGCTATATTGACAGAGCGGGACTGTGGTGCTCAGGCTGGCTATACTCATACCGGCGCTCTCCACCGTTCCAGGCTACATAGCCGTGGTCGGTGGTCGAGAGGCCATATTGACCCATATTGGCCTCTGCGTAGGCAGCCCCGTCAAAGGCGTCTGTTATCAGTCTGCTGGGCGGGATCACGCCGTTTCGGACCGCAAGTTCCCGCCCGTATGCGGCCAAGTCCATGCCGCGGGGGAAGAACTCATAGTGCTGGAGATTCTGGGCGAGATCCAGAGCCAAATCCAGCCGGTGGCAGTCCTCCAGCTCCAGCACCGCCTGCCATTTGTCCAACCAGTGGGGTGCCCCCTGACCCTGTTCCGCCCAAACATAACCGAAGTCAATGGCATGGCGAACCAGTTCGCTGGCTGAGTCGTACTGGTCGAGAATACCCGTCAGCTGGGGCAGGCAGCAGTCCACCTCCAGCGCGATGCACTCGCTGAGGCTCTCTGCCTGTAGCGAGTCCAGCCCCAGCAGGAGTTCGTCCGGATGGTTTGAGTCGATATACTCGCCGGAATCCGGGAAGCCAACCCAAATCCCCTCCATATTGCTCCGGCTGGCCAGTTTAACTCGTATGGCATAGTCACCGGCGACCGGCTGGAGGGTGGGATCTTCCTCTACGAAGGGATCTGCCAGTTTGATGTTCCGCACATAGTGACCGTTACAAAAGGCTCCATTCTGCGACTGGTGGTAGGCGGCCCCCAAATGCTCCGCATTCAGGAATGGACGGGCGGCATCCGAGGAACACTCTATGCTCTCCATGACAAATTTTCCAAGCGCGGCCTCGTCTCCCGCGCCATAGAAGAGGTCGTAACAGTCCAGTTGGGACGCAATCCGCATCACATGGCCGATCTCTTGGGGCTTCTCCAACTCCATCGCCCCTTGGAACAGGATCTTTTCTTTCTCTGTCATATTGGAAAAGCGCCGCTCCAGCCAGTCATGCTCCGATTTTGTAACATAGAAGCCGTCCAGCTTGTCAAAGAGGGCGGCGTTTTGATCTGACATCGCTCACATCATCTCCAGTCCTTGTCCTATTTCCTGTTCCGGCTGAAATACCGGGAGAGGCTGGCCGTCCTTTCTGCGGATCAGACCATACTCTGTGATAACCCCCAGCCGGTCATCCAGCATCTTCTGGCCGATCTGGGCCGCCTGCGGGGTCTGGAACAGCTCCTCTGGTAAAGCAGAATACTTCTCACGGAACATCATCTCCGCATAGCCCCAGGTCTGCGCTACCTCGGGACGGAGTTCGTACTGGTCAATCTCGCCCATCAACCGTGTGGCGTCCTGCAGACTGGGGTGGTCAACCACGGATAAAAGCGCCTTATACTTGACCATATCCGATTCGGGCCACTCCCGTTCTATTTGAGCCAACCGCTTGGCAAATTCGTCGGCCTGTTCAATGCCATCCTCATCGTCGATAGCGTTGTTGATAGCATCTCGCAGGAAGGGGATCAGGCAATCCACACAGCGGAATGCACATTCATCCACTGAGGCGGCATCTACTTTTTCCACCGCTCTCCATATACCGGCATCCGCTGCGGGAAGATTCAGCACTGCGGTTTTGTCGTTATCATAGCTTGGGTCATTGAAAAATCCCTTACGCACCTCCAGCATCACCGGAGCATCGGAGCGATGGAAGCAAGCCGTTTCATTGGACTGGCACACATAGATGTCCTTGATTTCTCCACCCAGTTCCGCATAGCCGAAGTCGGTGAACACGCCGCCATGATCCTCCTGATGCTGTTCTCCCAACAGTTCCAGCAGTCTTTCTTGAAAGCCGCTGCCCTCCTCTGTGGTGTCAAGCAGAGCCATAGCCTCATTTGAGAGCATTTCATTTGCGTATAAAAACGCCCCCAGTTCTTCATGATTGGAAACTCGGGGCGCAAAACAGCAGATATCGGTATTGTAGGTCAGGTTAATCAATTGGTTCAGCGGAATGGGAGCGACGCGGTGATTCTGCTTGATTTTCAAAAGAGCATCCATCCCTTTTTTCTGCTCCTCTGTCAGTGAGGCCAATCGCTGGGCAAACAGGTTTAGGTCGTATAGATTAGCATTCCACCCAATCATGGCATGCGTGAGGCCATTGTAATGGATGCAGGTTAGCTCATTTTTGCAGAAGCTACCGTCTTTGATTCTCGCCTTTTGGAGTGCGTCGCTGAACTCCGCAAAGGATGCTGGCATTTTCATTACCGTGGCCGTCTCATAAGATTTAGGTCCACTGTTGCTGATCTCCACCTCGAAAATTGTCTTATCTAAGAGTAATCCCTCCCTGTGTAGACTCTTGCTCAGGAGCCTCGGGCGGTTCCATGTCTGAGTGAACTTCGTTTACGGTTTCCAATATGGATTCCAAGTCTCTTTTCCGAGAAATATTCGCAAAATCCACGGAGCGGCAGTATACTTCGCCATCCTTTCCCACAGAGCACTGTGTCTGCTCTTTGCCTCGCATCTTTTTCGATTTCACTGCCAGGCATCCGTCATCGGCAATTCGTGAGGAGAAGCCCTTTTCCTTTAACCGCTCCGACAATACCGAAAAAAACTGCCGCGTTCTCCCATCAAGATCCATTTTATACGCCTCTTTCTATAAACTCATTCCCTGCATCTCAATATCTTCTGCAGGAGCGGAAGGGGCCTCATAGAGTGTGCTTCGGCCATAAGCGATGCGGATGATATCCTCTGCGGAGTAGTCGGAGCCAGCGCCAAAAAGATGCCTGAACTGCAGGCGGTCTGACGGAGCAATGTACCATGTGGAATACTGAGACTTCAGCCCTTTCAGGGATTCAGCCGATGTTTTGAAGGTCAGTTCCACTCCGTCCTTCTGTACCGTGACATTGACCGTCTTTGCGCCACTTTTTTGGAGGGCATCTGTAATCGCCCGCATCCGATAGACCGGTGCATCGCTGTCCTGGCTGAGCATCTGATACTCTGCCAGCAACGCATCCTTCTTTAGAAACTGCGCCAGAAATTCCTCCTGGTTGTCCCGCATGTACTGTTCCGCAGTTGTTTTTATATAATCCTCCGGGGATTTGAGGTAGGAGAGCAGGGTGTCTTCTGTCAAGGATGTATAATACTCACTGTGAAACTGTACATCGGGTTTCTCCCCAGAAAAAACGAGGGAAGCTGCCTCCCGCCCTGCCTCGGTTCCCTTGTAATACCGGTATGAATTGATGTTCCTCTCACTGGTGAGTTCCCTGACAGAGAGGCGACTTCGCTCATTGGAAATGGCCGCCTCAACATAGCGGTCGACCTCCTGAGCGATGCGCTTCCCAAACGCCGTAGAATCCTGGCATTCTTCTTCCGTCAGTCCGGAGACAAAGTTGGGAAGGGGGTCATCCAGAAGATGGAGCGCCTGGTGTTGCCGGTCGTACAGGCCGCAGAACTCCAAACGGTCGCTCCAGCTGATCCTCTCTCCATAAAATGTTTCGCATCCAAAGAGGTAATCAATCTCTGGCGTTGCGGGAACTTTCACTACTGAGCCCAAATGCTTGCCCTTTTGCAGAACTAAAACTGGCACAGCGGCATTTTCCAGCCACTCTTGAAACTCCTGCCGGGGAAGTGGGGCCTGCTTTTGCTGCGACATTACAAAATCCTCCCATTTTACTGTTTCTGCTCAAAGTTTGCACAACTTGTCTGTCCCGAGTATGACTCTTCATAGTGTTTGGGGTCAGCACCAGGCACATCCCACCCAGCCATGCTTCCTATCTCCATAGCTTGCCGCTGGATGGGGGTGACGCCCAGGTCTTCGTTCAACTCATCCGCCAGTTCCACATTCCCTTCCTTGTCGCCGGTATCCCAGTCGGAGGGGTAGTAGCCAGTTTCACCCCGTTTGATGCAGATAAGCTGTCCGGTGGTCCGCAGGGTGGAGAAGCACAGTTCCGGCAACCCCTCGGCCACCTTGGGGGCAAACCGTTCCTGTTCGGTTTGGATGCTCCAATCATCAGGCTGCCACAGATGGACATACAGCTCGCCGCCGTCCACCTCGATGGGGCGCTGCTCGAAGCCTTCGCCCCATCCGTCAGAGGCTTGTCCACCCAGGTACTCTTTTAAGATGGTAAGCTCTTCCGGAGTCAGCTCTCCGGCCACCCGGCACTCCGCTACGCCCCAGAGCTGGCGATTCCTGACCTCAACAGTAAACACCGCCGAGCGGACCTTGTGATCTACACTGTCGTCCTCACCGTACCAGCGCATGAGGCCGCTCTCGTTTTCCTCTGGTACCCGGTTTTTTACCAGAGCGGACAGAATTTGTCCCTCATAATCCATGAGGGTGTGGCCATCCCACTCCTCACCGTCCTCTGACATATCCCCCCACTCGTCCCGTCCATAGAAGTCCGCTGTGAGCGGCATATACAATTTGAATGTCTGAGGCTCTGGCAGATAGACCGAGAATCGGTCTTCTCCCAGCACCAGAGCCAAGGTACATCCATTGTCCCACTTTACATGGAATTGCCCGGCATCGTCGATATAATCCAGTTTCCCGGTACTGCCGGGGGAAATGGGCCGGGGATTACCGCCTATCTCTGTGAGTTGGATGCGGGAATCCTTGGGGAACTGCTGCCGCAAGAAGTCCAGCCACTCTCTCGGTACGCTTTGCATTTACATCTCTCCCATTCTAATCCCAATATCCGGCTGATTTAATTGTTGATAGAGCCGTTCCATCGCCTCCGCCACCACGAGGTCCGACCGGAAGCTTTCCAGTTTTTCGTGATCCGTAAAGAATTGCTGTTCACCGCTCTGGAAATGAACAAAGTCCACTGTGGCGATACCGTCCTTAATAACGCCCAGCCGTTTCTCACTGGTATTGCTGTCCTGGTAGATTTGGATTGCTTCCTCCAGAGTCAGATCTTGCCTGATTATCTCCTGCGGGGTATTGGTGTCCGCCATGACAAACCAGGCATAGGTGTGGGGAATGCTGGGATCTGCGGCTTTCCTAAGAGCCTGCTTCCCAGTTTCAGTCAGTCCATAGTTGCAGGTACGGCGTGAATTGTCCTCACCGGCAAAATCCAACAGGATATCGTCTACCGCTTTTTTGACCTCCGGATCGTCTGTCAGCGTTTCAAAGCGGAAGCCGGTTGTGCTGCGGAAGGGCAGTTCCTCCCGGATGGCCTGGAGCAACGCCTTGGAATCCGTGAACTCCTGCTGTTCGCCGCTGGCGAAGGTTACCCGACCTACCACAGGGTGTTCCTGTCGGTACATCTCCTGCTGGCAAAGATCATAGCAATAGAGGTACCCCTGATACTCGCCGGGAAAGGGAGTACAGCGTAGACAGAAACGGTAATTTTCTGTTTCCGCAATATAGCCATAACTCCTGCGGTCCTCTGTGATGGAGCCGCCATGCTGCCAGCAGTAGGCGTCCATGGCCCCCAGATTCTTCAGGAGTCCAGTCTGACGCAGGTCGTCCACAAATCGCTGCAGCACCTCTTTGAACTCCGGGGTGTTGAACCTATCCTCGTTATGGGGCCACCAGGTGTGCCAGAACTCCTTCTCACCATGGCCGAAATCCATGCGGAGGTGGCCTACAGTACCCAGTGCCTCGTCCAGCTTTTCTTCGGAATAGAACAGCCCCACCTCATCCAGGGAGGCGGGGCGCAGTACAAACTCACGATTATCCTGGGGGTAGACCAGATCATGCTCCTCGCAAAACTGCTCCAGCGTCATTTCTTCTCCCAGCAGATAAAATGTGCCGTTGACCCGGCGCGAAGCAGTACCTTCATGCTTTAAAGGGATTGGAGAAAGTACGGTTCCTGCATGATAGTCAGCGGCATGATCCACCAGAGTGGTTCGGGTGCTGGGAGATTTATGTGTCCCCCGCAGGTCATAGCAGTACCACCCATCAGGAATGATATCCCGCTGAATCAGCCAGTTGGTGAACAGCACAGGTTTTCCAAGCAACGCTGCGTGTTGCATGGAGTCTGTCCAGATGTTAATGCTCATTTAATCCCTCCCATATTCACAGTGTTTTCCCACTCGTGCTGGTTCCACAGCGTATCTTGTATCTGCGTACAGGGATTAATGCATCTGCAACCCATCTTGTACTTCAGGGAACGGATCACTGAGCTTTCGGAGCAGGCCAAATTCGGTCCTTCTCACACCATCCTCCCGCATATAAAAGTTGCCCATTGCTTCGAAATCCGTAAAGCCATCGAGGGTAGAGATCAGCTCCTCGTCCGCCCCGATCCGCTCCAACACCTGCTTGCCATATTCCTCCGGATCGTCCGGTACACGCTCGTAGTCATCCAGTTCGATGGAAAACCTCAAAGCCTCCTGGAGCGTTGCCGGCTGTTCCACCTCAAGGACAGAGAGGTATTTCAGCAATGCGCCATCCTCCTGATCCATTATCCGGATATTTTCCGCCAACTCGTCCAATTGCTCCAGTCTCAGATCCATCCCCTGGAGAGGAAGATATTCCCCCAGATAAGGCCGCAGGGCCTCCACCCGAGTGAGTTTCGCCATATTGAGGCTGTCCACTCCCAGAAGTTGTCTGGCGCTCTCCAATTGCTCAAAGGTCGCAGGCAGAGTGATCTGCGCTGTTTCGCTCTGTACACGAACAGGGCAGGGGTTTTCCATCCATATCCGGAAAACGCCGTCCAATCTCTCGTTCTCCAAAAGTTCAGGTGTCTTTTTCTGCACATAATTGCCGCTGGAATATTCTCCTCCATGCTTTTCCCGATATTCAGCCCCCACACGGGCATAATTGATATAGGGCTTGAAGCGATCCGGAAATGGTGTGATCCCTTTGTTCACAAGGTAGATGCCCAATTCTGAATCAGACGACACATTGTTGACGAGCATATACTCATCCAGCCTGTCCGCCACAGTAAGGGCCCCCTCCAAGTTCCAGACACACTCCGCATCCAATGCCCCGGAAAAGATGGCGGCTTTCGCCGGAGAAAGTGCCTCTGTGCGTTCCGCCAGTTTTTGTAGTTTTTGAAACTGCTCCGAATCTTCTACATCCACATCGTACAGGCATCGGTAAAGGACCGGTACATTGCTGCTCACATCCAGGATGGCGGTGGCTGTGGTATCGAGGCTGATTCTGTCCAGGAAGGCAAATGTCTCCCCAATCTCAGCGGGACTGGCGGGCAGTTGCAGACGGACAGTTTCTTCTCCTTTTCCCCGGCTCAGAGTCAACAGAATCATCGTTACATTCCTCCCATCTGAAATTCCTGTTCCCGCTGGTGCTGCTCTGCCGGACCGCCGGCCATCAGCTCCCCCAATGTCAATGTGCCACAGTAGGCCACATATCCTTTCTCCGTGAAGGCTCCTGTTTCCTTCTCCATACGGAGTTTGCCGTAACGCTCATAATCATAGAACTCCTCCAGATTGGGGTCATATTCATAATGGCCGGAGTCCTGGATCATGTATCTGCCATATTCGGCGGGAGTGCGGACTTTGGGTGCAAACTCAAACAGCTCCAGATTTTTGGCCAGTTCGCGTATCTCGCCGGCACACTCCGGCTTGGCCATCTCCATGACCGCCGTCAACTTTTTCTGTTCCAAATCAGACAGTGCAGCGATGGCCGTCGCCATATCATTCAGCGCGAATAGATCCTCCCGTTGTCCCTCCAGGACCTCCTCCACCTCGGATGGAAGCAGACTGTCCTCATACCAGATGCGGGCATCGTGGATGTTAACGCCTGAGCGTGCAATTCCACGCTGGAGCTGTTGCTCGGAGCAGGGCAGGAGCAGCCAAGTGATTTGATCTGTATTTTCCGGCTCCTGCCGGGAGGAAAGCCCTACCGCCAGCAGATTCGGCTGGTAGTGGTAACAGGGGAAGTGGCGGCCGTCATAGAGCTGCTCCAGTTTCATCCCGTTATCATAGACCACGCCATAAGGGGTAATCCTTCCCTCAAGATGATTGAGGATCAGGTCCAGAGCGAACTTGCGGCCATCCAGCCGCTCGAGCTCCTCGATTCTGCAGCCCCCACCCTGCATCGTCATGTAGTGCTGCCGCCCAATGGCGTCCAGGTCGGAGAAGTCTGTGATGACCGTGGCCTGCTGGCAGCAAAAGGTCAGATTGATGAAATCCTTTATATTTGAGACGCCCAATTTGCAGGCCATTCCCTGGAACTGGGCAGCCTCACCGTCATCAAAACTGTCCAGCCGTTTGGCCAGATAGTCCAGCTCATCAAAATTGACCAATGAGCCAACCAGCCTGTTCAGTACGGTATAGAAGCTGTCCAGTTCATCCACCCGGCAATCCTGCCGGAGCGCGTCACCGATTTCCAATGGCTCCAGCAGTTCGATCATGCGGTCATATTTCTCATCGGGGATAGGGAATGGAACCGTAATCTGCCCATATTCCGGGTGCTGAGCGCTGCTCAGTACCGCTTTCAGCACATAGCCCATTCTGGTGCCTCCTTACTCGCATCCATGACCGCCTTTCCATATCTGGCAATCATGGTTGCGTAAATAATATTGTGGAAGTCCAGATCACTCACCAGTTTTGGGTGTGCCAAATCTTCTGCCTCCATGGGTGACTTCAGGTCATACAGCCGTCTGGCGGAATAAAAGATGGGGTAATCCTGTATCGCAAATCCATGGGGTTTGGATACGATGCGGCTGAAATCAATGGAATCGTGTGAAAGAGCGGGGAGCGCCGGTTGCCAGAGTCGCTCCTTTGAGGCGAGAAGATAGAGCGCCGCCAGATAGCCAGGAGGCGCATCATCCCATACCCTGTCCGCAAAGCGGCTTCTGAGGTGGACGGACACTGTGTGCAGGACTGCCTGATCCGGCCCGCTCCAGTGTTCCACAGCCTGAATCCTCTTGTGCAGGCCGGCATGAGGGATGTGTCCGAAATATTCCAGAATCAAATCCAGGTACTCAATCGCGCCGGACTTCAACCGCTCCGCGATATACGGACAGGTGCGGACTTGACAGGATCGGCGGCGGTAATGCAGGCAGTACCGGCAATCCACATCCTCCGGCTTGTAGCAGAAGCGGCTGAGGATCATCATCCCGCCGCCGCGCTTCTGGAAGCCAGGGACGCTCATCATCATATGCTCCAGACCAGCTCGAGGGGTATTCTGAGCGAAATATCTTGTCATGGCACACTCCTTCTTTCAAAACAAAAAAGCGGGAGCTGCTTATGCTGCACAGTGTGTGCAGATGCGGCTCCCGCTTTTTCTGATGTCACATATCAATTTGTGGCTCCTGTGCTTGTCCCTGCTCCAGTCTGTCCGCCAGATCTGGGACAGTGTATTCGATCTTTGTCCTTGCGGTCTGCATGGCTTTGAGGTGTCCATCTTCCAGCTCTGGGCCTTCATCCAGCAGGTAGTCTGTGGCCCGGTAGAGTTCAGTTAGCTCCTCCGGTGAGAAAAGCTGGGTCTTGGAGATCAGCCCGGAGCGGACGGCAAAATCCTGCTTGGCCCCGCAAAAATCTTCATCATAATAATGTCCGTAGCTCACGCCGGTTCTGTTATAGTCCCAGATCCAAGTGACAAACTGATAGCCCCTGCCATTTTCCAACTCCCGGCCAGCCAGCACTGCGCCGCCAAAATCCGCCAGCAGATGGAATTTTTCGCTCAGACCGCTGATATGAAGGGTGGGCGCAGTTTGAACCTCCTCAACATAAGTGTACACTTCATCTGCGGTCTGTGCGACTCTGTGGTACAATTCACTGGCCTCCGGATTATTGCTTCCGGCAGGAAAAAGGAACACATCGTTTCCTGGAGAAACAAAGAGGACAGGCTGACCATGGAGGAAAATCTCCAGCCGCCTATCCTCTACATTGGATGATTCAACTCCGCCTTCTCTCAGGCGCCGGGAAAGTTCTTCAAAAAATTTTTTCAATGGTTAAACCTCATTTCTTTTTTATCTGTTGGGACGACAACAAAAAAGCGGAGATTCTATCATCGAATCTCCGCTTCAATAACTATATTGGTTTTTCTCCGGGGGAAGGGAATCAGGTGTCCGTCCTCTTTGTGTTTTCGTATGGATAGAACAATGACTCACACATTTGGTCTGTGTGAGTCATTGTTTTTGGTGGAGATAAGCGGGATCGAACCGCTGACCTCTTGAATGCCATTCAAGCGCTCTCCCAGCTGAGCTATACCCCCATGTTGCCAGAAACCCTTGATTTTGCTGGATTTCTGAGCTATTCAATTTTTTGACTTTACTCTCCGTTGCGGGGGAGCACACCCGGTTGCTTGCGCTCCCAGCTGAGCTATACCCCCATGTTCAATTTTTGCTGTTTTGCTGACCGAACGAATTGTATTTTAGCAGAGTATTACCCATTTGTCAACTACTTTTTTGTTTTTTTGCCAATAGGGCGGCTTGTAATATTAAATGCGAAAGAACAAATACCACGTCGAATGACGGGTACGCGTTCTATCGCATTTATTTTTTTACCATAAAAAGCCCGAAAGCACAAGGAGGACGCGAAAATGAAGCACGTTTCTTTTGAAGAGTACGAAGCCGCGAAAGCTGAAATCATCGGTGGAGTTCACTACATCGAGAAATCCACGATGGAAAACGACGTGATTCACAAGACCTATTCCACCGAAGAGAACGGCACGTTCTACGAGGTGAACGACAAAGGCCGCGTCGAGTTTTGGAGCGACAAGCATTCCGAAAGCCGGATTTACGACGAAAACGAGCGGGCCACCGAAACGGACAAAAAGGCGGGGCCGGGCTACGGCGATTTGCTGGCGGAGAGAATCAGAGCGAACGCCGATGCGTCGAAGCTGACCGACTTTGAAAAGTTCGTCCTTGACCGCGGCTATATGTTCGCAACGGAAGCCGACTTGAAAGCCGGGTATGACCGCAAATGGAAAGCGAACCACGGAATCGCCCTGACGCTGGAAGAGTTCACGGCGGAAGCTGAATGCAGGGGCCGCAAGCTGGACACCTTGCAGGAGGTTTACCGGGTCATTTCGGAACACATCAAGGCCGGGCGGCTGACTGCGGGTGCGCTGATGGACTATGCGTATTACGCATGGTGCTTGAGAGAGCCGGAAGCAATCATCGCATATCAGATCGGAACGGGAAAAGACACGCCGGTTCACCAGAAATGGGCGGTCAATAACTGTTCGCAGGAAATCACGGAAGCGGAAGCCCGCGTTGCAGTTTGCGAAGAATTCGGGTTCGAGGTTAGCCGGGTCCACATCATCGGGACCCCGTACTACGACGCGACCGACTGGAATTTCATTCGGTTTGACTGCGCCGGGCGGTGCTGGTTGATGAAAAATGCTTCCCTCTATCCTGTCTACGAATAAAAAAGCGGAGGGGCGGCGAAAGCCTGCCGCCCCTCCCGGAAAGGTGGTAAGGAATGGGCTGTATTTTTAGGCCGGAAGCGCTTTCGTGGGAGGACATCGACGGCGGGCGCGGCGAAATGACGATGGAAGCAATCAGGAACTTCATAAGCGAATATTGCTATCCTGACGAATACGCCGACTATGGCGACGATGAAGAACTACCAAACGAACTTGTTTTCTTTGCGGAAATGTGGGAAAGGCTGGACGGTTACTACACGCCGATTTCAGACAGTTTCCAAACGGCGGCGGTTCTTTCGCTGATTGACGGCGCATTTTTCGACAGCATGGCGGCGGACAGAATTGCCGAAAAGCTGACAAAATCGGCAACAAAGCCGGATTTGGTGCGGATTATTACGCACGTCGCAAGCGCCTATTGCTGGTATGTGTCGCTGAAAGCGCGTGTCGAAAAAGCAAAAGGCGAAGAATAAGCCGCAACGGTGAAAAGAAACGGGGTGAAATGGTGCGGCAGTACAGATATATAGACTTTCAGGACCGCAAGGAGATTTCCACGCGATACCTGAACGGCGACCGGGTGGCGGACATTGCCGACGGGCTGGGCGTGACAACGGCTACCGTCTACCGGGAGTTGAAGCGCGGCGAAACGGGCGGGCTTGACCGCAACCTGCGGAAAGCATACAACCCCGTTCTTGCACAACAGCGCGTACAAGAAAACTTCAAACGCCGTGGCAAATCCGCGGTCAATTCGTAAAGGAGGTTTCGCGGTGAACAATTTTGAAGAAATCACGAAGAACCCGGAAACGCTGGGCGCTTTCTTGCGGGGCCTGCCCGTCATTGAAGCGCCGTGGGACGAAGAATTCCAGCGGAAGTATTGTGCCGGGTGCGGGAAAGTCAGTTGTGACGATGGTAGCCCTTGCCCGTATGAGGACAAGCGGAACAATCCGCTTTGGTGGCTGTCGCAGGAAAGCGGAAAGGCGGCGGAGGTATGAGCCGAAAGGAGCAGCAACACGGCGGGGTCAAGCTGACGGCGAAGACGGCCCGCACCCTTGCAATGCAGGAGTTCGGGACCGCCCGCGGTCTGACGAAAAGTACGTCATTCGTCGGCGCGTACTTCATGGAGTTTGGAAACCTGCGTATCGAAATTTGCGCGGACGTGTCTTGTATTGCTGTTCGCGTGGTTCTGGCCCACGGTACGGGTTCCAGCGTGAAATACTTTGACCCGGACACCATGCAAGAGAACTTCAAGGCTATCGACAAACACCGTGAAGACGAAGACCGCGCCATTATCAGTGATTGGGTCAACCTGAACGGCCCGGAATACTGCCGGAAGCAGGTTGAAGCAATTTGGAAACAAGGAGGTTGAAAACGTGGAGAGAAACGGGAAACACATCGCAAAAGAAGCAACAAACGGAATTATTTACGACAGCGCCGGACAGATCGTACACAATGGGCTGTTGGAGATTTGCCCGTTCTGCGGCGAAATGAACAACCATTTTGGAAGCGGCGGAAGCGTGAACATTTGGACGGTTGGCGCGATTGAACGCAGGGAGTGTACGAAGTGCCGAAAACAGTTCCACAAAATCAGCCTGACGGTTCCGCCCGATGAAACACCGGAAGCGTTCTATTTGCGGGTCATAAAGGCGGTGACAGCATGAAACGTCAATTCTGCTTGCCCTGCTTCCTCGAAATCAAGAAAGCCGGGAAACACGATATTGAGCGTGTCCGCGGCGGCGTGAATATGAAAATCACCTGTTGGCGGTGCAAGCGCCGTCGTTTCGGGGCCGAATACGAGATTTCCCGGAAAGGCGGTGTGTCCCGTGACAACGGCTGATTTGAAGCGGGCGTTCATGGACGAACGCCCGGTACGGTACAACGGCATCACCTACCAGCGAGTAACAGCGGTGATTTACCGCAAGACCCCGGACAAAAGCGGGTTGCTGGTACAAGGTGAACTGCTGGACAAGAACGGACGTGCCGTTATGATCGCGGCGGCGGAGCGAATCGAAGTGGAGGAACCGAAATGACACAAGAGATTATCACAATCACCGTTGAAGCCGGGCAAATGACCGCCCGGCGGAAGTACCGGAAAATCGCCCAGCGCCGCCCGGTCCCCGTGTGGGCTATCGTGAAGTATGCGGCCCTGACGATTGCCGGAATTATGCTGTTTCGTGAGGGCGCGGCCCGTGCGCTGGCCTACCGGGGCTATTTCGCCGTCGGCGGAGAGGTTTTCGCCCTCTTCCTCCCGGTTTTCTATTACTGCCTTTCCCGGACGGTCCGGGACCTTATCACGGATATTAAGAACGGCTTCAAGCCGGAATATGAGGAGGACTAAGTTATGAAGAAAATTTCACAGATTGAAACAGGCGGGCGCTTCCTGTATGGCGGTATTGAGTGGGTCAAGCTGTACGCAGGCGACGGAACCGTTGCGATTTCCGCCGAACCCGTCTTTGAACGCGCTTTCGACGAAAACAACAAGAACGATTGGCGTTCTTCTTCCCTGCGCCGCGAACTGAACGGCGCGTTCCTCGACGCGCTGGTTGCAGAGGGCGCGGACCGGGCGGCGTTCCTCGATTGGGAAAGCGACCTGACCGCCGATGACGGTATGACCGACTACGGAACCGCCACCGACAAAATCGCTTTGCTGTCGGACAAGCTGTATCGAATGTTCCGCGGCATTATCCCGCGCGTGGACGCGTGGTGCTGGAACCTGACCCCGTGGACCTGTGACGCGTCCAACTCTTACAGCGTCCGCTACGTCAATTCCTCTGGCGCGGTGGGCTGGGGCAGCGCTTACATCGGCTACAGCGGCGTTCGCCCGCTTTGCTATCTGAAATCCGAAATCTTGGTATCTGTCCCCGGAGAGGACGACGAAGAGAAAAACGTTGAAGTCGCCGAAGAGGACCGCGCACAGCTTGTTCTTATCGCAAGCGACAGAATTTTGAATGCCCTGAATGAATACCCCTTGGAAGTTTGGGGCGAAGCGCTGGGCGCGGCTGTGGCTTCTCTGTTCACGTCGAAGCAGGACGCGGCGCAGATCGCGCAGGAAGACAAAGACAAAGCGGCGGAGGTCTGAACCCCCGCCGTCGTGAAAACTGGATAAAGAAAAACCGCCCCGCGTTTGCTTGGGAGAGCAGACGCGAAGCGGGTTCCGCCGATGAAAATATATCAGCTATCAACCTACCGTTAGTATATCAAAAACGGCGGAAAAAGTCAACAAATAACGCCGTTTTTGCGCGGCGTGGCGGGCTTGTAATGGGTATTAACGTTCCTGCGATTAGCCTTGTCACGCATGACAGCAGGACCGGGAAGAAAGACACGCCATATCCGGTGTTCTTCCTACCTGCATAGACAACTACACACGCCGGAAGTAAAGCCCCGCCCGCTTCCTCTACCCGCAAAAGGAGTGAAGCAAGTGCGAAGTTTTATGAGAGAAAAGAAAATCTACTGCGGAAAGCATTATCGGGAGGTAGATATATACCTCTATACCGCCGCGCAACTGACAGCATCTACGCGCGGGAAGAGGTCAAAGAAAATCAAGGAAACGGAGCCGAAGCAAAAGAACCTGAATGACAAGAACGCCCGCCGCTACTTCACACAGACGGCGAACCTGAATTTCGGTTCTGACCCGGAAGCCCTGCACGTTACAGCTACATACAGCGGAAAATATCTGCCTGACACGGTGGAACAGGCCGAACAGGAAGCAACAAACTTCCTACGCCGGGTCCAGTACCGCCGGAAGAAAGAGGGCTTGCCGCCGCTAAAGTACATGATCGTTACCGCCTACACCACGAAGCGAAACAGCGAAACCCCCGTTCGTATTCATCACCACATCATTATGAACGGCGGGCTTGACCGTGACGTTGTGGAAGACCTGTGGAGAAAACGCAGACGCAAGGGACAGAAAAAAGGCGACAAAATCGGCTTTTGCAATGCCGACCGCCTGCAAGCCGACGAAAACGGCATAGCCGCCCTTTGCACCTACCTTGTGAAGCAGGGGTGCGGGAAAAAGCGGTGGAATTCCTCGCATAACCTCGAAAGGCCGTACAGCCGGACGAACGACGGCAAGTACAATCGCCGTCAGATTGAGAAGTGGGCGAAAGAACACCCGCCCCGTGAGTTTTGGGAAAAGAAATATCCCGGCTGGACCCTGACAGACGATGACTACGGCGTTCAGTACGAATACAACGACTTCACGGGCTGGGCGGTCTACCTGAAATTGCGAAAGAAAGAGTAAAGAAAGGGGCTGTTCAATATGGCAAGGCCGTTCAAAATCTGCCCGGACTGCGGCGCACACCTCGACGCTTCCGAACCCTGCGACTGCAAGGACGCAATCGAGCGGGAGCCGCCGAAGCCGTGGGAGCGGTTGAAACTGCTTGCCGTCTGCCGGGAGGTAGACAAGGAAAGCGGGCGCGTCAGCGTTTACCCGCTTGACCTCGAAATCACAAGTGAAATCCTTGCAAGCCTGAAAATGCGGGCGCAGTTCAACCCGGAATTGCGCTACTTCACGACCACGACGGCACGTTGGGACCGCTACGGCGAAGTCATGGCGGGTATCCTGAAACGCCACACGGTGAGCCGGGCCGATTTGGACAATATCGGGGGTATCTGCGAGATATGAGAAGAAATGAGCCGACCCCGGAAGAACAGGAAGTCGAAGAAATGAAGCAGGCCGCGCGGGTCATCAAGAAAATTTGCGACCGCAGGACGGCGGACGACGCTTGTTCGTTCTGCCCGTTCTGCGATATGTGCCGCACGGAACCTTACACATGGGAGGTATGACAATGACGGAGCGGGAACGCCTGTTAGAGAAGATACGCAAGGTTCAAGCCCTTGCAAACCGCGGCGCAGACGGCGAAAAGCAGTCAGCCGCCGCCCTGCTTGATAGGCTGATGACGCAATACGGCATCGACGAAGCCGAAATAGCGGAAGAGCGTTTGGAAAAGTGCTTCTTCCGTTACAAGACCCCGTATGAAAGAAAACTGCTGGTTCAGGTGATTTATACCGTGACCGGGAAAATTCCCTTTAAGTGCGTCGGGTCCTATTCAGGCCGCGCACGAAAGCAAGTCGGAATTGACTGCACCGCGGCGGAACGGCTGGAAATCGAATTCAGCTATGAGTTTTATAAAGCCGCGCTGGAAGAGGAAATGGAACGGTTCTATTCGGCGTTCCTGATGAAGAACGACATCTTCCCGCCTGCTTCCAAAAAGGCCGAAGAAATCCCGGCGGCGGAAATCAGCAGAAGCGAAGCCATTAAACTTCAAGCGCTTATGGCGGGCATGGGCGACCACACGCGCCGCCCTGTATTGGGAAGCGGGGTGGAACCGTGATAGACAACCAACGCGCCGCCCTGCGGTATCAAAACAAAGTCAACAACGCACAGGGCCACTTTTTCGAGAGTGCAATAAAAGCCGCCTGCGCCCTCTATTCTGACCGGGAGCGGGCCGACGTAGACAAAACCCCTGAACCGTTCCGCGTTTTGGAAAAGAGCCGCGACGGAAAGTTCAAGGGCCGCTTTACCGCCCGCGCACAGCCGGACTTTCAAGGAACGCTTGACGGCGGGCGCTCCATAGTCTTTGAAGCGAAGTACACAACGACAGATCGTTTGAAGTGGGACGTTCTGACACAGGAACAGCGGGACACGCTGGAACGCCACGCCCGGCGGGGTGCGCTTGCCGCAGTCTGCGGCGGGATTGGAAACGAATTCTTCTTTGTTCCGTGGGCGGTATGGCGGGACATGAAAGAACATTTCGGCAGAAAGTACGTTACCGCGGCGGACCTCGAACAATGGCGGGTCCGCTTCAATGGGGCGGTGCTATTCCTCGATTACGTCCACCAAGAAAGGAGCGGGACACCATGAAAAAACAGCACACGCAGAAAATGACGGTCCGCGTCACGGCACAGACGGCCTACAACCTCGAACGTCTTATGCTTATGAGCGGGCAGAAAACGCCGGGCCGCGTCGTCGATAAGCTGGTTCGTGAAAAAATGCTTGCCCTGCGGGGCCGAAACATCGAAACGGAGGAAACGAAATGAAGTATGACTGCATGAAGCCTGAATGGGCCGACAATGAGCCTTGCCCGCTCGACACGGGCGAACTGGAAAACTGCGCCGAATGTGTGTGGGCGCATGAACGGGAAACGGAGGACTGACAATGCGTGCCGGAATTCTGCTGATCGTTCTTTATTGGGCGCTGTTCACCATTCGAGCGGGTTTGCAACCGAAAGTGGCGGCGGAGGTCAAAGTGGCGACCTACGACATGAAACGGGCATCGGGCCTTGAAAAGCTGGAACACACCCGCCGCCTGCAATGTTGGACCGTGGCAAAGTGGGCCTTGCGTGTCTGCGGCTGGGCTGAAAACGTCCTGTTGAGCGTGATTATCCTGTGGGTTGCTTTCCTGCTGGGCGCAGTCCTGACAGGAACCGTCATTGTATTTGGCTACCCGGTGTAAAGGAGCGTTATCTATGAAGCTGACGAAGTGTGAGCAATGCGGCGGACCGACGGCGGAGGGCCTGCCCCTCTGCCCTGACTGCATGAGAGCAACGGGCGCGGCGGTGGACCAAATCGCCGCGGCGGAGGAACTGCGGGACATTGCACGGGTCCTGTCCATCACGGCGAACACGGACGCAAACATTCGTGAAGCAATCGTCGGAATTTTGAATATCGCCGAAAGGCTGGAAAGAGGGAAATAAAATGGAACTTCTGCAATTCGTGTTTTCAAGTTTTTGGGTTTGGCTGGGCTGTGTGGTCCTGATTGTCGCGGCGGGTGAAGCTGTGGCGACCGCGGCGGCGGGGTTCCGTCAGAAGCGTAAAGTTTCCGTATACCACGTCGGCGACGTGACGCGGGTTGAAGTGGAGAACGCAGGCCGCGCCGACATTCCGGCGGCGGTAAAGGCGTTGAACGAGCAGGCGGCGGAGGTAGACGAATGAAGCTGAAAAAGGTTCTTTCTATCTGCAAGACGAACGGGCTTTATTACCTGTATGACCGCATCGACAGATCGGGAGAAATCACACAATGGTTGGGCGACGGCTACGCCCTCTATCCTCTGGACGGCCTGCCTATTCTGGACGAAGAAAGTTTCTGCGCCGTGTTCGATATTACCGGGAAGCAACGCGAAAAAATTCTTTTCCGGCATGAGCGCTTGCCGGAACACCTGAACGTCGAGGACGTGGCGGAGGGCGACAAACTGGTTCGGGAGTACGAAACGACCTTTATCAATGGCGGGTTGCGCTTGAAGCCGCTGAAAACGAACAACGGCGTTATGTTCATTCGGAGCCTGTACCTTTCGCCACTGGAAGACGTTATCGACATGGTGCAATTCTACGAGCGGACCACGCCGCAGGGCGGTTCGTACATCGTCGCAAAGGCCGGGTTCCTGACGGCGGCGGTCATCATGCCTTATGTCATTAGTAAGAAATTCGCCGACGAACTGGAAGAACTGTCCTATCAATGCCGCCACTTCCTGAACACCCGGAGCGCGTTCGCCACCCCGGCGGCGGAGGACGAAGAAGAGACGGACGAAAACCAGACGACCGCATTTGACGCGGAAACGGCGGAGGTTCAAGAATGAACGCGGCGCTTTTGAGCAGTAAAAAGATGGACTATTGCACCCCGCAAGACTTTTTCGACCGCCTGAACGAAGAGTTTCATTTTACGCTTGACGCGGCGGCGACCGACAAAAGCGCAAAATGCCCGGCGTACTACACCCCGGAAACCGACGGACTGAAAAGCCCGTGGAATCTTGCGGGGGGGGGCTGTATTCTGCAACCCTCCATACGGGCGCGAGGTTGGGAAATGGGTTCGCAAAGCCTACGAGGAAGCCCAGCGCGGCGCAACCGTCGTTCTTCTGATTCCGGCCCGGACTGACACGACATACTTTCACGACTACATATATGGGCGGGCGGAAATCCGCTTTGTGCGCGGGCGGTTACGCTTCACCGATGAAGAGGGCAAAGCATACGCCGCGGCCCCGTTCCCGTCTATGGTGGTCATCTACAACGGAAACAAGGAGGTTCAGGAATGAAAGCCTTTACCGTGTATCAGCCATACGCACACGCAATCGTAGCAGGGGTCAAGCATTATGAAACCCGACCCCGGCGGACGCATATTCGGGGCCGCGTCGCTGTCCACGCCGGGCGACTGGACGAAGTGCAAGCGACAAAGCATCTGACGAACGGTGAGTTTTGGGCCGTACTGGAAGCCGCAGGCGGCGGCGGAAACCTGCCGCGGGGCGCAGTCATCGGAACCGTTGAAATCGTCGATTGTGTGCCTGTGGAAGAACTTGTGGACAGTTTGGATAACCGGGAACGCCTGTTAGGTGATTATTCGCCGGGGCGGTTCGCGTGGGTGCTTCAAAACCCGGTCATGTTCAAAACGCCCATTCCCGCCCGCGGGAAACAAGGGTGGTGGAATTGGGAGGAACCGACATGAAGTGCCGCGAATGTGAATTTGCATCGGTCCACACATACCCGCGCAATGGAAACAGCAACAGCGCCCACGTCGGGCATTTTGGGCAGGAAGCGTCTTTCTGCAATCACCCGCAATGCCCGCCGCCGGGTCCGCTACTGTTCTACGGGAAGACGGCCCCGCGCTACTGCCCGTTGAAGAAGAAAGAGAGGAAATAGACATGGGGAAAATCACGATCACAGAGAAGCAGGAAGCAATCATTCGGCGGCTAAATGACCCGCTTTATACCGTGGAATTTCTGAAAGAATGGGTCAACCGCAACGACAACGTATTTATCAACGCGCCCGCGGCCCTGCAAGCTATGGGCGCAAGCGGATTCTTTGCCGCCGTTCGCGCAATCGAGCGGGCGAAAGAAAGCGACGGTGAAAATACATGAACTATCGACCGAAAGTTGTTCGTTGCCGTCTGAAAACGGGCGGCAAGAGCATTCCGCAAATCCGGGAGGAATGCAGAGGGCAAGGCTTGACCTACCGGGACTTTGAGAATATCCAGAGATCGAACGAAGAGTTCGACGGGCTGGTTGTCCTGCTTTCCCTGTGGGCCTACGACAACCACGCAAGCTATCACCTGCATAATTGGGACCCGGCAGACGACGAAAGAATGATGATGGCGATTTACTACGCCGAACAGGTACACCCGTTCCCGCGCTACAAAAACGACCTTGCGAAATTCAAGGCGGATTGGGTGGCGCAGGCATACGACCCCGGCGGCGCGTCCCTGACGTTCGCCCCGGCGGACGTGGAGGAACTGGAAGTTCTATGCGAGGAAGCGACGGAGCCGGAACCGCCCGCCCCTCCCGCTCCAAAGCGGAAAAAGCATAAGCGGCGGCGGAAGTAAGACCGGGAGCCACTGACAAACGAAACGGAGGTAAAAGAAAATGAAACTTGCGGCATTCAACGCCGTTTGCCCCTTTGAGATCGGCGACAAAATCGGCATGAGGAAGAACGCCTGCACGGTGGGCGGCAGAACGCTTGACGTTATCGTTGAACGGACTATCACCGACATTGTGTGTATGCACTCCGTCAAAGCCGGAACGGTGAAGTTCCTGTACGAACTGGACAACGACGGGCGTTTGGTAGAAATCGTTCGTTGACCCGCTTTCGAGCGGGAGAACCACAAAAGGAGGTTTAGACGGTGAAAACCATATCAATTATCAACCTAAAAGGCGGCGTCGCAAAGACGCTGACCGCTGACAGCATGGCCCACGTCCTCGCAACGTTCCACAACAAGCGTGTTTTGCTTGTGGACAACGACAAGCAGGGCAACACGTCAAAGGCATTCGGGGTCCATTCCTACGACAACAAGAGCATTTCGGACGTGCTGACTGCCCGGCGGCTGGACCCGCGGGAGGTCATCAAGAAGACCCGGTTCGAGAATATCGACGTAATGCCCGCAAATATGACATTGATTCGGGCGAATATGGAAGTCCTGATGGACAGCACCAGGCCCCAACAAACGCGCCTGCGGTCCGCCCTGAACGCGATTGCGTAAGAAAACTTTTATGATTTCTGCATCATCGACAACGCACCGGACATCAACATTTCGACGATAAATGCCCTTGTCGCGTCCGACGACGTGATTATTCCCATAAAGATTGATAAGTACGCCTTTGACGGGCTGGAAGAACTGAAAGAACAAATCGAGGACACACGGGACGACCTGAACCCGCGCTTGCGCCTTGCCGGGTGCTTGATTACCTGCTTTATCCGCGCCGACGCAGAGAAGCAGGGCGAAGCGTGGTTGCGGTCCCGCCCGGAATACCCCGTCTTTGACACCCGCATTCGATATTCGGATAAAGTCACCGAAAGCACCTTTTCGGAAATCCCTATCGTGGAGTACAGCCGCCGGAGCGGAACCGCGATGGACTATATCGCATTCGTTCAGGAATACTTACGGAGGGGTAAACAATGACGGAGAAAACGGCGGTCCCGGAATACTGCCGGGGCGGGAAGAAAATCCGCGCGTATCAATGCGGGATTTGCGACCGACTGGACGTTGACGACGTTTCCGACAAGCGGTTCTGCCGCGCCGGGTATTGGCCCGGTTGCGGCGACCCTGACGGTTGCCGGGAAGCATTCAAACCGATAACAGGCCGCGGGCGCATCGGCGTTCACTGCTAAAATGTCCGATTCGGACGGAAAGGGGCTATCTATGGGAAAATTTAATTTGAACCAGATTTTGAGTGACACGTCAAAGGCGGCGGCGGGCGGTGGGAGTGCAAAGTCCCGCCCCTCTGAAAGCCGCTATGAGAAATTGAGCGTCTTTGACCTTGTACCGTCGGAGGACAATTTCTATTCCATGCGAGAAATCGGGGAACTGAAAGCGGCAATCGAAATCGCCGGGAAAGTTCTTCAAAACCTTGTCGTCGTTCCGCTGGGCGACGGCAAGTACAAGGTCATTGCCGGGCATCGCCGCCGCCTTGCTTCTATCGAACTTGTGAACGACGGGAAGCCGGAATATGAATTCGTTCCCTGCGTCATCGAACCGACAGAGGAAGCGGCGGATGAACAGGAAATACGCGACGGGCTGGACCTGATTGTTACCAACTCGCAGAGAGAAAAGACCGCATGGGACAAAATCGAAGAGGTTCGCTATCTGCGGGAAGTTTTGGAAAAAGCGAAGACAAAGCCCCGGTTCGTCGAACTGTTGCGCCGCATCGTCGAAAAGACGTTTGAAGACGGAGAGTTACAGACGGACGGGACCCGCGATTTTATCGCAAAGGTGCTTCATACCAGTACAACGCAGATTGGACGATATGACACCATCATTCGCCATTTGTCCCCGGAATTCACGGAGGAACTGAAAGCGGACCGCATCAACCTTTCGACCGCCTACGAATTGGCGGGCCTGCCTGCGGAGAACCAGAACGCCGCCTTTAAGGAATATCACCTGACCGGGGCAATTTCCATCAAGGCCGCGCGGGAATGGAAGCGTCCTGCCCCGCCTGCCCCGCCTGCCCCGCCCGCAGAGGACACCGCCACACCTACGCAGGCAGAACGCCCGCAGGAAGCGCGGGAACCCGTAGTTGAACGGGACGACGCGCCGGACACGCAGGCCACGCCGCCGTATAGCGCCGCTGTGGAGCGGGACACCGCAGACGGGACGCAGGACACGAAGCCGACCGAAAGCACCCAGCAGAGCGCACCACGCCGCCCGCAGGCTACCAGAAGTAGCGAATGCGGGATTTGCCCGTATTGCGGGGCGAAGTTTGACGCGGCAAAAGTTATCGAATACAGCATTCGCGGCGCGGCGGAGGGAAAGCCGCACACCTGCCAACATTGCGGACAGCGGGTGAAAATCTTTTGTTCGGTTTCTTATTTCTGTTCCCCGGCGGAAGAGTGAGGGGCGCAGATGGACGAATACAAGACCGATTATCTGGAAGCCGCGGCGGAGGAAGCAGAGCGTTTCCGTGAAGCCGCGATGATACTTGCGGAGCGGGCGGGCATATCAGCGGAAGAAGCCATATACCGCATTCAAGAAGCGTTGCAGGTCATACGGGACAAAATCACGTCCATTGCGGACACACTGACAAACGCAGTTGAAAAAATCATCACGCAAGTTGAAGAAGCCGTAGCACAGGCAGAGCCGAAGCACCGCCGCAGGAAACAGCGGAGGGAGCGGGCCGCGCTGATTGAACGGCGGTACATGGTCCAAATCAGACACTATGAGCGGGCGCGCCCTTTCCGCAGGGTATATAAGCCGCCTTGATAGAGCAGGAACAGGAGGAAACGGAGCAATGAAGCAAGAAAGAGTTATTGCTATTCTGGATTTTTACCGGGATATAGATAAAACAGTCACCATGAACGAGCGGGTTATTCGGAACCTTGAAGATCAATACTATTCCACGTTGGGCGCGGTGAATTCCGACGGTATGCCACACGGGAAAGGCGGGGTTTCAAACCCTGTCGAACGCGTCGTGCTGAATATCCCGCAGTCCGTTTCCGACACTATCGCAAATATGCGCCGGGAAAACGAAAGGCTGACCGTGATAAAGGGCGAAATTCTTTCGGAGTTGAACGCCCTGAACTACCGCGAAAAAGCGGTGATTTACGGCTTTTACATAGACGGGCTTCAATGGGAACGTCTTTCGCAACGCGTAAATTACAGCCCGCGGCAATGCCGGAATATCCGAAACATTGCGCTGGATAGATTGGCAAAGCGCTTTGAGCAGAACAAGCAGATTTCCCGCTATGTTTTCCCGGAAAAATAAGATTGCCACCTATTGCCCGTTTTTCCTGCTATAATTGGCATTGTGAAAAGTGAACACAACGATACGGGCGGCGCATTCCTCCACGCCGCCGGAAGCCTGAAAACGGACCATGTTTTGAACATGGCCCGTTTTTTACGCACTTCCGCGGCAACGCCCAGAACGAAAAATGAAAAACAAACGAAAGGGGGCGCGGCGGACGCATGGCAAGAGAGCGAAACCCGGAACGTGACAAAGCCCGGCGGATATGGCTTGATTCTGGCGGAACGCTGACGGCCCGACAGGTTGCGGAGCAAGTCGGCGTAAAGCCTGAACAGGTCCGCAAATGGAAAAGCCTTGATAGCTGGGCGGCGGAACTTGAAGCGCAGAAACCACCGCGGAAGCGCGGCGGACAACCCGGCAATAAGAACGCCGCAGGTGCGGGCGCTCCACACGGGAACCGAAACGCGGAAACCCACGGCGCATATTCAACGGTTCGCCTTGCGGACCTCCCGGACGAACAGCGCGAATACATCGAAAGTATCACGCTTGACACGGGAACGAATATGCTTTCTGAATTGCAACTTCTGATTGCAAAGGAAGCCGACCTGCAAAGCAAGATTGCAAAGATAGAGAACGGCGACCCGGACGCGCTGTATATTGACCGCGTTGTTGAAATGTGTGCGCCAAAGAGTACGGAGCGTTTGGAGCAACAGCAAGAGAAACTGGAAACCCTGCGCCGTAAGCGTGATGACCTGACGTGGGAGATTGACAGCGGCCCGGATGGTAAGCCGCCGTCAAAGGAAAAGCAAAAGCAACTGGACGCATTACAACGCGAAATAGCCGCGCTGGAAGATACCACGGCAGACCGTCAAATGGAGTTGGAGAAATCCGGTTACAAAGTCAATATGCAAACAGTCATCAAGGCAAGCGCGTTTGATCGCGCTATGAAACTGGAAGCCGAACTGAACAAGATACACGGGCGTATCATCAAGCTACTTGATTCTATCAAGGGTTATGAGATGGAAAGCCGCCGCCTGCGCCTTGAAGAGCGCAAATATAATCTTGCGAAGCAAAAACTATCAGGAGCGTTCGACGTTGACCCTGAAACGGGCGAAATCATCGACGAAGTGGACGACCCGTGCGGCGACCCGGAAATTTGAAATAGGTTCTTTCGGCGGAGCCTACGGCCTGCGGGTCCGCGACGCCCGGCGTTTTTTTAGCCACGAAATTTTTTTGAACGCTTCCGGGCCGTGCCGATTTTTTCAGTATGGGGGTGTTTTTTCGAGAAATAAGGGCTTGGGAGGGGTGAAAAACCGTGAAACTTTACGACGTGCGGGCGATTGCCCGGTTTCTGGACGTGTCAGAACGGCGTGTCCGGCAGTTGCGCGACGAAAAAGTGATAGCGGAGGTTCGCCCCGGCCTGTATGACCTGATCGACACGAACCACCGCTATATTAACTACCTCCGAAAGCGAAACCCGGAGGGCGACGAAACCATAGATTACAACACGGAGCGGGCGAAGCTGGTTCGGGCGAAGCGCAAAAACGAAGAGTACGAATTGCAGTTGAAAGAAAATCAGCTTCACGCGGCGGAGGACATCGAAGCCGTTATGACTGATATGCTGGTAAACTTCAAATCCCGGCTTATGGCGATTCCCTCGAAGCTGGCCCCGGTCCTTTGTAAAAAGACGGACAAGGCGGAAATTTTCGCCCTGCTGAAAGACCACATCGACGAAGCGTTGATGGAACTTTCGGACTTCAAAACAACATTCGGGGAAAGGGTGAAAGAAGATGAAAAAAGCGACGGTTGACCTGTTCACCCGCATTTTCTCCGTTCTGGCCCCGCCCCCCAACATGACCGTTTCACAATGGGCGGACAAATACCGCCGCTTGTCCTCCGAATCATCGGCAGAGCCGGGGCGATGGCGCACGTCAAAGGCCCCGTATCAACGCGAAATCATGGACGCAGTATGCGACATGAGGGTTCAGAAAGTCGTTATCATGTCCGCGGCGCAGATCGGTAAAACCGACGCGCTTATATTAAATCCTATCGGCTACTATATGCACTACGACCCGTCACCGATTATGGTTATGCAACCAACTATTCAGATGGCGGAAACATTCAGCAAAGACCGTCTTTCACCTATGTTACGCGATACCCCGGTTCTGCGCGACAAGGTGAACGACAAAAGCCGGAACAGCGGCAACACCATTTTGCAGAAAATCTTCCCCGGCGGTCATGTAACGATGGTAGGCGCAAATTCGCCGTCGTCCCTTGCGTCCCGCCCTATCCGCATTTTGCTTGCGGACGAAATTGACAGATACCCGGCGACGGCGGGCAACGAGGGCGACCCCCTGTTACTTGCCGGAAAGCGCCTTGCGACGTTTTGGAATAAAAAAGAAGTCTGCGTTTCGACCCCCACCAACAAGGAAACGTCCCGCATCGCTGTTGAATTTGAACACAGCACACAAGAAGAATGGAACGTACCTTGTCCGGCGTGCGGAGCATTCACACCCCTGCTGTGGGCGAATATCGTATTTGACCGGGATAAGCTGGACGAAATCGGCTGTACCTGCCCGGCCTGCGGCGTGGTTTCCAGCGAAACGGAGTGGAAAGAACAGTACATCAACGGAAAATTCGTTGCGGCCCACCCGGAACGAAAGGTCCGGGGTTTCCACCTGAACGCCCTTGCTTCCCTGTTCGTGGATTGGCGGGAAATCGTTGAAAAGTTCCTGACTGCGAACGAAGAGAAGAAAAAAGGAAACATCGAACTTCTGAAAGTCTGGACAAATACCGAAATGGGCGAAACGTGGGAAGAGGACGGCGAACAGATCGAAACGGACGACCTCTACAAACGCCGCGAAAAATATAATTGCGAAGTGCCGGAAGAAGTTCTTGTGCTGACGGCAGGCGTTGACGTTCAGGACGACCGCTTTGAAGCGGAAGTCGTCGGCTGGGGCGTGGACAAGGAAAGCTGGGGCATCAAATATCAAGTTATTTACGGTGATTTGAAGCTAAAGCCCGTATGGGACGAACTGGACCGCTTTCTTTCGCAGACGTTCACCACGGCGGACGGAAGACACCTGAAAATCATTTGTGCTTGCGTCGATTCCGGCGGACACTTCACGACGCAGGTTTACCGCTTCTGCAAGGAGCGGACAGCCCGCCGCGTGTTTGCTATCAAAGGCAAAGGCGGCGCGGAAGTCCCGTACTTCAACCGCCCGTCCACGGCAAACAATATCAAAACCCCGCTTTTCACTGTGGGCGTTGATACAGGCAAGGCGCTTTTATATCAGCGTTTGGCGGTGCAGGAAGAGGGGCCGAATTACTGCCACTTCCCGCGGGAGAAAGACCGGGGATATACGCAGGAATACTTCAAGGGCCTAACCGCCGAAAAAATGGTTATCAGCTACAAGCGGGGCAAAGCACAATACGTCTGGACCCTGAAAGACGGCGGCTACAAGCGAAACGAGCCGTTGGACATTCGGAACTATGCGACCGTCGCGCTGGAAATCGCAAACCCGATTTTGAAGCCGCCGGAGCATGACACCACCGCACCCGCCCCGCGGCGGCGCGGCAGGCGTTCACGGACGAACGGAGGAATTCTATAAATGGCTACATCACAGAAAGCGCGGCTTGAAATCGCGCGAAAACACCTTGAAGCATGGCTTGCCGCCGAATTGGAGGTAACAACGCATCAAAGCTATACCATCGGTTCGCGGAGCCTGACGAAAGCCGACCTTTCAGAAATCGGCGAACGCATCAAGTATTGGACGAATGAGGTTTCCCGGCTGGAAAACATCGAAGCCCGCGGCGGAAGAAACCGCGTGTTCCGGGTAGTGCCGCGGGACCTGTGAGAAAGGACGGTGAAGCGGTTTGAACGCATTAGACCGGGTGATTGCCGCCGTGTCCCCACAAACGGCGGTAAAACGCGCCGCCGCCCGCCGGAAGCTGGATATTCTGGATAGCGGGTATGGAAACTACGGCGCATCACACACGAAGAAATCGCTTGCGGGCTGGCTGTATGGCGGCGGGTCCGCAAAGGAAGATATTCAGGACAATTTATCGACCCTGCGGCAACGTTGCCGCGACCTCTACATGGGCGTTCCGTTGGCGACGGGTGCGCTGAAAACCTGCCGAACAAACGTCATCGGGTCCGGCCTGCGGCTGAAAAGTCAAATCGACTATGAAGCGTTGGAAATGGACGAAGAAGCCGCCCGCGACCTTGAACGCAAAATCGAGCGGGAATTTTCACTGTGGGCCGATTCGACCGCCTGCGACCTTGAACGGCTTGACAACTTCTACGAACTGCAACAACTCGCGTTTCTGAACTGGCTTATGAGCGGTGACGTTATCGCAACATTGCCCGTGACAAAGCGGGCAAATATGCCTTACGACCTGCGAATTTGTCTGATCGAAGCGGACAGGTTGAGCAATCCGAACGGGATTGTTGACCCGCATATCATCGGCGGCGTTGAAACCAACGACGCGGGCGAAGTCGTGGCCTACCATATCAGCAAGCACCACCCTCTTTCGTATGACATGACGGAAACCGGGTGGACGCGCGTTGAAGCGTGGGGCGCAAAGACCGGGCGGCGAAATGTGCTTCACATTATGAACCGGGAGCGCATCGGACAGCGCCGCGGCGTGCCGTTTCTTGCCCCGGTCATTGAAGCACTGAAACAGCTTGGGCGATATACAGACGCGGAACTTGTCGCCGCCGTGGTTTCTGGTATGTTCACGGTGTTTATCGAAAAAGAATCCGCGTCCAGCGACGGCGGGTTCGGTGAAATCATTCCAGAGGACGCACAAGTAGACGCAGGCGACGACAGCACGATTGAACTTGCCCCCGGCGCAATCGTGGATTTGAACGAGGGCGAAAAAGCACACGACATGAACCCCGGCAGACCGAACACGGCTTTTGACGGGTTCGTTGTGGCTATCTGCCGTCAGATCGGCGCGGCCCTTGAAATCCCCTATGAACTGTTGGTAAAGAACTTCAACGCGTCTTACAGCGCGTCCCGCGGGGCGCTTCTGGAAGCATGGAAAATGTTCCGTATGTATCGGACGTGGCTTGCAAATGATTTTTGCCAACCAGTCTATGAAGAATGGTTCGCCGAAGCCGTGGCAAAGGGCCGCATTCCCGCGCCCGGCTTTTTCTCTGACCCGCTGATACGCAAGGCGTACACGGGCGCAGAGTGGAACGGCCCGGCGCAGGGCCTTTTGAACCCGGTACAGGAAGTCACCGCGGCGGAAAAGCGCGTGCAGAACGGTTTTTCCACACGCGACCGCGAAGCTATGGAAATGAACGGTTCAGACTTCTACCGAAACGCCGCGCAGTTGAAACGCGAAGAAAAAATGTTAAGGGAGGTAAAAGAAAATGAAGAAAACGGCAACGCCGCAGGCAAAACCGAAGAATAAACACTTTTGGAACTTCCAACCAGCAAGCGGGGACAATCCCCCGGAACTCATTCTTTACGGCGACATCGCTTCCGAAACATGGTGGGGCGATGAAGTGACCCCGCGGCAGTTCACGGAGGAACTGGACGCGCTGGGCGCTGTACCTGAAATCGTGGTACGCATCAACAGCGGCGGCGGTGACGTGTTCGCCGCAAATGCCATTTACACCCGTCTGAAAGACAACGCGGCGAAAATCACCGTGAAAATTGACGGATGGGCCGCGTCTGCGGCGACGATTATTGCAATGGCGGGCGACAGCATCGAAATCCCCGGAAACGGCGTTTTCATGGTGCATGACCCGGCGTTGGGGCTGTTGGGCTACTTCAACGAAACGGAACTTGCGAAAATGACCGATGAACTAAAGGTCATCAAGCAGTCTATCGTGAACGCCTATACCCTGAAAACGGGAAAGGACGCGGCGGACGTTGCCGCAATCATGGCGGCTGAAACGTGGTACGACGGCAAACAGGCCGTTGACGCGGGTTTCTGCGACAAACTTATGTTTGAGGACGCGGAAACGACCGTGGAAAATGCGGCGAAAGTCGTTGTGAACAGCGTTTCCCTCGACCTGACGCGCTTTCCGAATATGCCTGTATCGTTGTTAAACCGCATGACGGCCCGCACGCCCGGCGGTTTTTCAAATAAAACCAACCATAAAAATACCGAAAAGGAGCGAAACACAATGGACGGAATCGAAAAAATCACTACGGTTGACGGCCTGAAAGCGGCTTTTCCCGACCTGACGCGTCAGATCGAGGACGCGGCGACCACCGCGGAGCGCAAGCGCATTCAGGACATTGAAGACGTGGCGCTTGCGGGCTATGAGAGCATCGTAAACGACGCGAAGTTCAACAACCCCATTGCGGCGGGCGACGTGGCAAAAGCTATCGTTGCCGCGCAGAAGAAGCAGGGCGGAACTTACATCAAGAACCGCGACGACGACGCGCAGAAGAGCGGTGCGGGCGACGTTGGAGCGGGCGCACATGAGGGCGCGGGCGATGGCGGCGGAGACAATGACGTTGACAAGGCCATTGACAAGCTGTTCCCCGCGACGAAGTAAAGGAGGAAGCACCATATGTACGAAATCCAGAAAGACCAGAGCGTACCCGTGAAGTTTTTCGCCGGAGAATACCCCGTTGTTACGGCGGTCAAGGCTGTTGCCGCCGGGAAGAGCGTCAAGCAGTACGAACCCGTCAAGCTGACGGACAACGGCATTGAACCCGTTGTAAAAGTCGCCGCAAGCGAAGCCGTGAGCGGCACAAGCACCCCGGCGAAGTCCGAGTATGAGAACACCACGGCGGGCATTTACGGCATCGCCGCAACCGCCGCAGAAGCCGCGGAAGAAGTCGTCGTCTACCTGACGGGCGAATTTTTCGCGGACGCTATCACCTTGCCGGAGGGCGTGACCGCCGATACGCTGTCAAAGGCGTTCCGCAATATCGGAATCTTTTTGAAGTAAAGGAGCAAAGAGAAATGGCTATCGAAACAACTATTTACACCCCGCGCACGCTGGGTAAGCTGATTACCAGAATGCCCCCCGTGCATACTTTTTTCCGCGATACCCTGTTCAAGAACCGCCGCACTTTCCCCACGAAGAGCGTTGACGTTGACTTCAAGAAAGGAAGCCGCGCCCTCGCACCGTTCGTTCACCCGAAAGTCGGTGGCAAGGTGGTTCCGAACAGCGGCTATCAGACGAAGACTTACACCCCCGTTCTGCTGGCCCCTGACAAAATCACCACCGTTGACGACCTGCTGAACCGTTCTGCGGGTGAAAACCCGTACAGCGGCAGGACCCCCGCGGAGCGTGCCGTTGAGAAGCTGGCGGACGACCTGCGCGAACTGAACGAAATGATCGTGCGCCGCGAAGAGTGGATGGCGGCTACCGCCATTTTCACCGGGCAGATTCCCATTATCGGCGAGGGCCTGAACGAAGTTATCGACTTTGACTTCACCAACAAGGAAACCATCGTCAGTGCCGAAAAGAAGTGGGACGCTGATACTTCCGACCCGCTGGGCGATTTGGAGCGCTGGCGCGAAGCCGTCCAGAAAGAGGGCTTTGTGAACTGCAATATCTGCATCATGGCAAAGGACGTTGCGAACGCTTTTGTGAACAACGCAAAGGTCAAGTCCGTTTTGGACGTTCGCGCCTATGATTTGGCAGTCATCAAGCCCCGCGAACTGCCGAACGGCCTTACCTACATCGGCACTATTCACAAGCTGGGCCTTGACATCTACCAGTATAACGAGTGGTATCTGGACAACTGGACCAACCCCAACGCACCGACGCAGAAGCCGCTTGTTCCCGACGGCACGCTTGCCCTGCTGTCTACCGAAGCGGAGTATTCCATCTACTACGGCGCAATCACCATGATTCCCGAAGAGGGTAAGACGTTTGTTACCGTGGAGGGCGACCGCGTGCCGCAGACGTGGGTTGAGCGCCGCCCGGACCGCCGCTTCCTGCAAGTCAACAGTAAGCCGCTGACCGTTCCCCATGAGGTCAATAGCTGGTACGTTGCAAAGGTCCTGTAATGAACTTCAAAGCGCAGGTTGAACGGGACCTTACGGCGGTATTCCATAACGCCCGCGAACACGCCGACGTTATGGAATTCTGGATTGACGGGGTGCGCTACAAAGGCCCTGTCATCATTGATGACGGCGGCGCACAGGACAGGAAAAAGCCGTCTACGGACCATGTAGACGGCTTGGTTCTTGTTGACCTTGTTGTATATGTCCCTCTATCCCTGTTGAAGACCATTCCGCAAAAGGGCCTGAACATGGAAATCGGCGACCACATTTACCAAATCACAAAGGTTCACCCGGAAGCCGGGGAAATCGTTCTTTATTTGGAGATGCTGACCGAATGATTACTATTACAGCCGAACAGATCGAGCGGGTCAACCTGATTTTGTCAGGTGTTCCCGGCGGAATAGAAAAGGCGCTGTCAAGCACTATCCGCCGGGCGAACAATACCGTTCGTTCTGAAACCCTAAAGGGCATCACGACCGTTTATGCAATCACGCGGCAGAACGTCCGGGCGGAAACGACAATCAAGGTCCGCACACAGTCCAGCGACGGCGGAATTGTTGGAACTGTCCTGTTTGCGGGCCACAAGATACCGCTATACCGCTTCAACGTATCGCCGACAATTCCTATCCAACGGGCTACCGTGTCGGCGGCGGTGCTTGCCGGAAACGGGCGCACGCCGTTTCAAGACGCGTTCATTGCACGAATGCAAAGCGGACATACAGGTATGTTCGAGCGCGACGGCTCAAAGCGCCTGCCTATCAGCGAGTTCATGGGACCGTCTACGGCACAGATGGCGGGAAACAGTATCGTTCTTGCCGACGTGGAGGAAAAGGCACAAGAGGTCATCAACAAGCGCGTTGAACACGAAATCACCCGCATTCTGAACGGGTACGGAGGTTGAACGCATGACACCTTTACAACTGCTTGACGCGCTGGAAGCGTTTGTGAAGCAAGAAACAAAAGACATTCTTTTACCCGTCCGGGTGGACCGCAAGAGTGGAGAGAACAAGGAACGCGCGGCGGAGGTCTACAAAATGCGCCTGCCGAACAAAACCGCGCAAACGGAGCGGGTCCCCTACCTGCTGTTGCAGTACATCAAAAGCACCGACACGCAGGAACAGGGACAGGACCCGGAAAGCGAATGCATCGTGCGTATCGTCGCCGCCACCTATTCGGAGGACGAAAGCGAGGGCGCAATGTGCGTCTTGAACCTGCTGACGCGAATTCGTGTCGCCCTGCTGAAAGATGGCGTTGTCGGCGGGCAGTTCGTCTTGAAATCTCCACTTGAAATGATTGTGTACCCGGACAGCACAGCCCCTTACTATTTGGGCGAAATGATGACGAAATGGACCATGCCGATTATCGAAAGTGAGGTTCAACAGATATGGCAGTAGAATTCAAGTCCAGCATGAGCAAAAACGAACTGCTGGAAATTGCCGCGGAACACGGCATCGAAGCCGACGACAGCATGAAGAAAAACGACATTCTAAAACTGCTGGAACAGGCACGCGCCGCAGAGGGCGCACAGGAGCCGCAAGACGGCGCAGAAACGCCCCCGGAGGGTAACGACCCGGCGGCGGGCGACGAAGCGACACAGGAGCCGCAGGACGGCGAGGAAAGCACTACCGGGGACAGCGACACAGAGCCGCCCGCAGAGGACGCGCAGGAAGCCGCCCCGGAGGGCTACGGCCTGTTCGTGTATGCCGGTCCCTCCCTCCCGAACGGACGCTTGAAAGAACACGCCGTATTCAACGGTACGTTCGAGGACGTGAAAGCCTACCTTGCGGACGTGCTGGAAGACTACCCGCAGGCGGAACGTCTGATCGTTCCCGTGGAGCGGCTTTCCGCGTTTGCCGCAAAGGTCAAGACCCCCGGCAATATCGCGCACAAGTATTACAACGACATTGTTTCGACAATGCGAGGAAACAAGGAGGTATAAACGATGGCAAACTATTTTCACGGCGTTTCGACGCGTCAGAACGACACGTCGATTTCTACCCCTGTAACCGCCGATTCTGGTATTGCGTTCGTCGTCGGCGCGGCCCCCGGTCATACCGTGGGCGGCGCACCGAACGACCCTATCATGTGTCAGTCTTACGCGGAAGCCGTCGCCGCTTTGGGGTATAGCGACGATTGGGAGAAGTACCCAATCTGCGAAGCTATCTATTCGCAGTTCAAGCTGTACGGCGTGGCCCCTGTGGTGTTCGTGAACGTGCTTGACCCTGCGAAGCACAAGAAGAGCGTCGCAGAACAGAACTACCCCGTCGCAGACGGAAAAGTTCTGCTTCCCCTAGAAGCCCTGAAAAACACGGTCAAGGTGACAAGCTACACCGCCGGGACCGACTATGAACTTTTCTATGAGGGCGAAAACCTGATTCTTGAAGTTCTGGACGGCGGCAGTATTCCCGCTGAAACGGGAGAACTGACAATCACGTTCGACGCGGTGGACCCCTCCAAAATCAACGAAAACGACATTATCGGCGGTTTCGATACCAGCACGAAGAAGTATTCCGGTCTTGAACTGATCGACAAGGTTTTTCCGAAATACGGCATCGTCCCCGACCTTATCGTTGCCCCCGGCTGGTCCGACAAATCCAACGTCGCGGCGGTTATGACTGCAAAGGCGGACGCAATCAACACCGTGTTCACGGGTGCAAAAGCCCTGATCGACGCGGACACCAACACCGTTCGCCACTATGCGGACGTTCCCGCATGGAAGAAAACGCAGAACATGAACAGCAAGGCGGAAATTCTCTGCTGGCCTATGTTCGGGCTGGGCGACCGTGCGTTTCATGCGTCCGTCCACGCCGCGGGCCTGATGGGAAAGACCGATTCGGACAACGGCGGTTGCCCGGCGGAAAGCCCGTCGAACAAGTCCTTGCAGATCGACCGCGCTATGCTTGCGGACGGAACGACTGTGCTTCTCGATCTCGCGCAGGCAAACTACCTGAACAGTAACGGTATCGTTACGGCGCTGAACTTCATTGGAAGCTATGTGCTGTGGGGCGACGAAACCGCCTGTTTCCCCGCCGATACGGACGTGAAGAACTACTTCATTTCCGTTTCCCGTATGTTCGGTTGGGTTGCCCGTTCTGTCATTCTTACTTATTGGAGTAAGATCGACAAGAAAATGACGCGCCGCCTTATCGACAGCATCGTTGATTCCGTCAACATTTGGCTGAACGGCCTTGTTTCGGAAGAAAAGCTGTTGGGCGCACGCGTGGAGTTTCTGGACGAAGAGAACAGCACGACCGCACTTATGGCGGGCAAGGCTGTTTTCCATATCTACATGACCCCCGCAAGCCCCATGAGGGAATGCGAATTCGTCCTTGAATACGACGCGGACTATGTGACCGCGGCGCTGTCGGCGTAAGGAGGTAAAGAGCAATGAAAATCGAAAACGGCGTAACCAACTTTGCCGTATATGAGGACGCGACCGAATATTACGGCATGGCAGAAGTCACACTTCCTGAAATCACGCAGATTTCGGAAGAGGTCAAGGGAGCGGGCATCGCAGGTACGTTCGACGGAACGTTTGTCGGACACCTTGAAGCTATGTCCCTGACCCTGAATTTCCGTTCCGTCACTACGGACGCTATCAAGCTGGCAGAGCCGCGCAAGCACCAGCTTGATTTGCGGGCGGCCCAGCAGTCTTGGGATAACAGCACGGGCCGCTATGTCCAGCAGGCCGTGAAACACGTCCTTGTCGTAAATCCCAAAAAGTTTGCCCCCGGCAAGCTGGCCCCGGCATCTTCCGCGGAAGCGTCCGGCGAATATCCCGTGACCTACTACGCAACGTACATCGACGGTAAAAAGGTTCTGGAAATCGACATTCTGAACTTTATCTACTACGTCAACGGCGTTGATTACCTCGAAGACGTGCGAAAGGCACTTGGCAAGTAAAACCCGGCGGGGCTTCCCGCTGGGTTTTATTATGCCCTTTTCTGTATCTGAAAATATGAATTTCTAAATCGGAGGAATTGACAATGAGTGAGAACATCAAAAACACCGCCGCAGAGAGCGCACAGAACGCCGCAGGCGCGGCGGAAGCTGTCACCCATGATATGACCGCGGAAGCCGTAAACGAACCCGTACAGGCTGACGCAGGCGTTTATACGCACACGTTCAAGAAGCCTTTCGAGTACGCAGGCGAAACCTATACGACCCTGACGTTCGATTTCGAGAAAATGACGGGCCGCGACATGGTTTCTATCGAAACCGAAATGCAGATGAACAATGAATACTGCCTTGCGCCGGAAGTGTCCCGGAGTTTTCAGGCGAAAATGGCGGCAAAGGCCGCGGGCATCGGTAGCGACGTTCTCGACGCTATGCCTATCAAGGACTTTAACCGCATCACCAACGCGGCAAGGAGTTTTTTAATCGACACGGGCTATTAAAAAGCCCGGCGAAGTGGTGGCGGCGGGAGTGCTTCAAACTGGCGCAGGCAACGTATACGCCCGTCCCGTTCTGGCTTGATATGAACATGACGGAAATTACGGCGTGGATTGAGGACATAAACGCCGCCGCGAAACAGAAATAGACGAAAAGGGGTGGTGAATTTGGCTGGACGAAAAGAATATGAACTGCTTTTCAAACTGCAAGCGGCTTTGGGCGGCAACTTCAACACGGTTTTTCAAAGCGCGTTGAACACCACAAAGCAGATGCAGAACAGCCTAACGAAGCTAAATTCCATCACCGGGAAAATCGACGCTTACAAAAAGCAGGAAGCCGCCCTTGAATCGAACCGTCAAAAGCTGGAACGCCTGACCGCAGAGCATGACAAACTCCAACGGGAAATAAGCGAAACCGCCGCCCCGTCGGAAGAACTGCGGCAGAAGATGGCGAAGAATGAAAAGCAGATTGCCGCGACAACTGCGAAAATCGAAGCGCAGGAACAGCGGTTACAGACGCTTGGTTCTGAACTGTCCGACGCAGGCGTGAACACGGCAAATTTGAGCGCGGAGAATGAACGGCTTGCAAAGACCTATGACAAGGTAAAGAAAAGTCAAGAGGAATTGGCAAAGGTAAGCGCCGCCCTTGAACAGAACAACGCGGCAATCTCCCAAACGAAGACCCAACTTGCGGGAACGCTTGGAACCCTTGCCGCGCTGGGCGGCGCTATCTATGCCGGACCCGTGAAAAAGGCTGCTGAATTTGAAGCCCAAATGTCAACCGTCAAGGCCATTTCCAACGCATCGGCGGACGACATGAAGCGGCTTTCAGAGGAAGCGAAGCACATGGGCGCGACAACGAAGTTCACCGCAGTTGAAGCCGGAAAAGCCCTTGAATATATGGCTATGGCAGGTTGGAAGACCGACCAAATGTTGGGCGGCTTGCCCGGCATTATGAACCTTGCCGCCGCGTCCGGCGAAGACTTGGGGCAGGTTTCCGACATTGTAACGGACGCACTGACAGCGTTCAATATGACGGCGGACCAGTCCGGGCGCTTTGCAGACGTACTCGCGCAGGCATCTTCCAATGCGAACACCAACGTTTCCATGATGGGCGCGACGTTCCAGAAAGTAGCGCCCGTGGCGGGCGCGTTGGGTTACTCTGTGGAAGATATGTCACTTGGAATCGGATTGATGGCGAATGCGTCCATCAAGGCAGAAGTCGCAGGCACAAGCCTAAAGACGGCCCTTGCTAACATGGCAAAGCCAACAAAGCAAATGCAAGCCTACATGGACAAGTACGGAATCAGCCTGACGAATGCGGACGGAAGCATGAAGACGTTCCGCGAGGTCATCGACAATCTGCGGTCCAGTTTGGGCGGGCTTTCCGAATCCGAACAGGTGGCGGCGGCTACCGCCATTTTCGGCAAAGAGTCTTTCGCAGGTATGCTTGCTATCGTAAACGCAAGTGACGCTGATTTCAAGAAACTGTCCGATTCGGTCAACAACGCCGCAGGCGCGGCGGAGCGCATGGCACAAATCAAGCTGGACAATTTCGAGGGTAAAGTTACCCTGCTGAAATCCGCATTAGAGGGCCTGCAAATCGCGCTGGGCGACGCGCTGTTACCGACATTCACGCAGGGAGCAGAGAAAGCCGCCGAACTGATTTCCAAACTGACGGAATTTATAAACGCAAACCCGGAACTTGTACGGACCATCGTAAAGGTGACGGCGGGGCTGTTGGCATTCAAGGCCGCGGCCCTGACTGCAAAGTTGGGATTTCTTGAACTAAAAGGCGGCGTGCTGACTATTCAAAAGGTCATGGCGCTTTTCAAGGGAAAGACAGCACTTGCGGGCGTGGAAGCCGTCGGGTTCGCAGGAAAGGTCAAGGGCGTTGCAAAGAGCGTGACCGGGTATTTCGGCGGCATTGGGTCCGCGGCGGGCGGTGTAGGCCGCGCGTTCGGGCAAATGTTCAGCGGAACAAAAATCGGCGGCGCGTTCTCCAAAATCGGCGGCGCGGCGGGCGGCGTATTCTCGAAGCTGTTTTCGGGAATGGGCGGCGTTGCGACGCGGGCATTCACAGGCGTTGCCGGGACCATCACCAACATATTAGGCAAGGCCGGGACCGCTGTTGCGGCGGGTCCGCTGGGTAAAATCGGTTCCGTTATCGGAAAGGGTTTCGGGAAAATAGGAACCCTGATTGCCCCGCTTCAAAAGCTGGGCGGCGCTATCTTGGGGCCGTTCAGCGGCATTCTTGGCAAGGTGCTTCCCGTGGTGGGCGTTATTTCGCTGATCGTTGCCGCGGTCCAAATCCTACGGGACAATCTGGACAAGGTGCGCGAAGTCGTAGGCCGGGTGTTCGGTGACGCTGGACTTGTCATTTTCGACAAGGTGGTTGCGGCAATAACAAACATCGGCGATACGATACGCAACGTCTTCACGGACGGCAATTTAGGCGGCGCACGGCAATTCCTGATAAACCTGTTCGGAGAGGAAGCAACGGGCGTTATCGACGGGGCCATTACGATTTTACAAACCGTCTGGAATATTCTTTCCGGGTTCATCGAGTTTGTGAACACCTATGTTCGCCCGATTGTGGAGCAAATCTTTTCTTTCATCGTCGGGACCGTGCTTCCGCAGATCGCGCAGGCGTTCGCAGAGTGGGCACCGACTATCGCTTCTATCCTGCAAGGACTTGCGGAAGTGGTTTCCACCATTGCAACGGCAATCATGGCAGTTATTCAATTCCTTATGCCGACGATACAAAGCATCATCGGCGTTGCGCTTGAAACCATCAAGGGCGTTGTATCTGGTGCGCTGACCGCGATAAAGGGCCTTGTAGACGTTTTCGCAGGCATCTTCACGGGAGATTGGACCCGTGTTTGGGAGGGCGTGAAAAGCATATTCAGCGGCGTTTGGAATTCTCTAAAGAGCATTGCAAGCGGCGTACTGAACGGCATTATCAGCCTTGTAAACGGCGCGATTTCCGGCTTGAACAAACTGAAAATCCCTGATTGGGTCCCCGGCATCGGCGGAAAGGGCATCAACATTCCGTTGATACCGCAATTTGCAACAGGTACAGACAGCACGCCGGACACGTTCATAGCTGGTGAGCGGGGCGCGGAACTTATCACAAACGCAAAGAACCGAAGCGTATTCACCGCGGCGCAGACGGGAAGCATCTTCCGCAATCTTGCGGACACGGTAAACGCTATTCGCACCGCAGGGGCCGCGCCGTATCAACTGGCCTATGCGGGAGCGCCCAGCGTTGCCGCACCGACCCTGAACGCAGGCGACGGCAGAACATCCGTCGTCATTCACAGCGCACCCGTGTTCCACGTCGGCAACGACGCGCAGGCACAGGACATTGAAGAAATGCTACGCCGCCACGACGAAGAGTTGTTGGACGAAATCGACGAGCGGGAGCGGCAAAGACAGGACGACGAAAGGCGGCGGAACTATGACTAAATACACCACAATAGCCGGGGATATGTGGGACGGCATCGCATATAAGACATTGGGCGACGAAGCCTACACAGACCGGCTTATGAAGTTGAACCCGCAGTACCGCCGCACTTTCGTTTTTCCCGCCGGAATCACACTGACAGTTCCAGAGCCGGAAACGCGGGTTTCCTCTGACCTGCCGCCGTGGAAGCGAGGGACTGCCGAATGAATGCACGAAGAACCGCTGTCCGCCTGACCTTTGCGGGGGTGGACATTTCGACCGACATAAACAAGCATCTTCTTTCGCTGACCTACACGGACAACGAAGAGGATAAAACGGACGACCTGCAACTATCGCTTGATGACCGCGAGGGCGTGTGGCTGGGAAACTGGCTGAACACACCCGGCGCGTCAAAGGGCGTGGAAATCTCCGCCGTCATCGTTCAAAAGAATTGGGAATCCAACGGGAAAGACCGTGTGCTTGACTGTGGCGTTTTTGAAATCGACACCGTGGACGGGAGCGGCCCGCCCGCAAAAGCGACCATCAAGGCCGGGTCCATCCCCTACAAGTCCACCGTGCGGACGCAGAAGAAAACGAAAGCATGGGAGAACTACACGCTTTCCAGCATCGCAAAGGAAATTGCGGGCAAAAACGGGCTTACCTGTATGTTTGAATCCGCGTTCGACCCTCTGTATACCCGGAAAGAGCAGATGCAGGAATCGGACATCACCTTTCTTCAACGGCTTTGCAAGGCCGCGGGAATCAGCCTGAAAGTTACCGCAAAAATCATCGTTCTTTTCGACGCGGCGGCTTATGAGCAGAAAGACGCGGTGCGCGTCATCAAGCGCGGGACGGCGGACGTTAGTTCGTGGTCCTTTTCAACCAGCTTGCACGACGCGTCATATAGCAAGTGCCACGTTTCCTATACCGACCCAACGACGGGAAAGACCATCGAATACACCTACACCCCGCGAAACGCGGATAAGGACGGTCAAGTTCTGGAAGTGAACGAAAAGGTTTCCAACAGAGAGGAAGCCCGGCAACTGGCAATGAAGCGCCTGCGGCAGAAGAACAAGGGCGAATTCAAGGCATCGTTCAAACTGACCGGGGACGCGCGGCTTGTGGCTGGCATCACGGTTCAGGTATCGGGCTACGGCGCGTTCGACGGGAAATACATCATCGAAACGGCGACGCATTCCGTGTCAAAGAGCGGCTATAAAACCGATTTGACGCTACGCCGGGTATTGGAGGGGTATTGATGGCCGATCTATCAGTTTTGAAAAATATCGTGAGGACGGGCCGGGTTTCATCGGTCAACGCCGGGAACCGCACCGCCCGCGTCACGTTCGAGGACAAGGGGCAATCGCCGCTTGTGTCGGGAGAACTAAAGGTCATCAAGAACCCGCCGTTCATTCCGGCAAAGGGAGCGGCACAGAGGACGGAAAGCGAAAGCGGCGGAAGCGGTGAAGCCGCCTTTGCCGCCCATTCGCACGCCGTCAAAATAGCCCCGTGGTTGCCGTCGCCGGGCGACTATGTTTTATGCCTGTATATCCCGACGGACGACGGCGACGGGTTCGTGATTGGAGGGATATAAACAATGGCGCTTATCGGGAATTGGGGTGACTTCACGTTCTACGTTTCCGCAGACCAAATCAAGACGTTCGACAGTCTGAAATGGGACAGCGCGGCGAAGTATTCCACCCACGACCGACACTTACGGGAACCCCTGTTGGAATTCACCGGGACAGACGTTGAAACGATAACGTTTACCATGTTCTTTTCCGTGTTCTTGGGGGTAAACCCTATCAAAGAAATTGCAAGCCTGCTTCAAGCTATGCGGCGGGGCGAAGTAAACCGACTTGTCATCGGGCCGAAAGCCTACGGCACGAACAAATGGGTCATTACGAAGCTGTCAAATTCCTTGAAGCGGTTCGACCGATGGGGCAACCTGCTTGTCGCGTCGGTGAATGTTACGATGCAGTCTTACGCAGTCAGATAAGGAGGGCGGGAAATGGCATATATCGTGAAAGCCTTTACGCCCGGCAAACTCAACCTTGCGCCGGAAACGCTGGAAGAGGAAGTTTTGCAGAACGTCGCTATCATCGTGTCAACGCCGAAATTCTCTGTCCCACTCGATAGGGGGCTTGGGTTGGCGCAACGGTTCATCGACAAGCCGATACAGGTTGCACAATCTATCTTGATTTCGGAGGTTCTGGACGCGGTAGAAGAGTATGAACCGCGGGCAGAGGTAACAAACGTCACGTTTGAAGCGGGCGAAACGCCGGGCCTGCTGGTCCCCGTATTGGAGGTGAATATCGTTGACAACGAAGAGTAGAACATACCCCGACATTTCCTACGTCGAAACCGACACGGAAACCATCGTGAACACGCTGATACAGGGGTACGAAAAAATCGCCGGGCGCACGCTGTACCCGGCGGACCCGGCACGACTGTTCATTCTGTGGGTTGCCGATATTATCGTTCAAGAGCGGGTGAACATCGACTTTTCCGCGAAACAGAATATCCCGCGGTATGCAGAGGGCGAATATCTGGATTCCCTCGCGGAACTGTTCAAGGGCGCGGAGCGGTTGGAGCCTGAAAAGGCCCGAACGACCCTGCAATATACGCTTTCTATCCCGCTGGAAGTGGCAACGACCATTCCGGCAGGCACGCGGGCCACGCCTGACGGTGAAATCGTGTTCGCTACGCTGGAGGACCTGACAATTCCTGCGGGACAGCGGACCGGGAGCGTGGAAGCGGAGTGCCAAATAGAGGGCGAAAACGGAAACGGATTTATCCCCGGACAAATCAACCAGCCGATAGACGTTTTCCCTTACTACGAAAGCGTCGAGAACATAACGGAGAGCGCAGGGGGAGCAGACAGGGAAAGCGACGCGGCATTCTATGAGCGTATGCGTGAGAGTGTGGAAACCTATTCTACGGCGGGACCGCTGGGCGGGTATGAGTATTTCGCAAAATCCGCGTCGGCGCTGATCGCAGACGTGAAAGCAACGTCCCCGAAGCCGGGAGAAGTAGACGTGCGCGTTCTGCTGACGGGCGGCGAACTGCCGGGGGAAGAAATCTTGAAAGAGGTTTTGGACATTCTGAACGCCGACACGGTGCGCCCGCTGACGGACCATGTGACCGTCGCCGCGCCGCAGGCCGTCCCGTACAACATCGACGTGACCTACTACACGCAGGAGGGCGGCGCATTGAGCGCCGACACCATCGCGGCGGACGTTGCCGCGGCGGTGAAGTCTTTCCAGAAGTGGCAGGCCGAAAAGATGGGACGGGACGTGAACCCCTCACAGCTTATCGCCTTGTTGATGCAAACGGGCGTGAAGCGTGTTGAAGTCCGTTCCCCCGTCTTTGCGGCTGTGGCAGACAACGCAGTTGCACAAGTCGGCACGGTTTCCGTCGTGAACGGAGGTGCGGAACGTGAATAACGAAGACTTCTATTCGGCAGACTTCACGAATTCGCTTCCGCCTGCGCTGAAAAACGACCCTGACATGATGGCACTTGCACAGACCATTTCAGCGCAGTTGCAGACGACCGCGGCGGAAGTCCGAAAGAACATCATTTACGCCCGTATCGACGAACTGGACGAAGCGACGTTGGACGTGCTGGCTTACGACCTGCACGTTGACTGGTACGACTATTCCTATCCTATCGAGGTAAAGCGCCGGACCATTCGGGACAGCATACAGGTCCACCGCAGATTGGGAACGAAGTATGCCGTTGAAAAGGCGTTGGGGGCTGTGTACCCCGGAACGAAAGTGGAAGAGTGGTTCGAGTACGGCGGCGACCCGTATAAATTCCGCGTCGTCATAGGCGCAACGGAAGCGGGCATCACCGCAGACCGTCAAGCGGCGGTCCTCGACCGTGTGCGGTTTTATAAAAACCTGCGGTCCCACCTTGAAGCAATCAGTTACCAAATCGAAAAGCGAACAGCGGTCAAGGTTGCCGCCGTCCACGCTATCGGGCAACGCGTCGAAGTCTACCCATACTTGGCGCGAAATATGGAATCGCGCGGCGGGTTCTACTGCGGCGGCTATACGCAGTACGGGCGGAAACTTGCAGTATTCCCAAATAAATAACGAACGGAGGGTGAAGAAATGGAAGATAAAACGTATGGAACCCTTGTGACCGACTGCGGAATACAACTGATTGCGGCGGCGGTCATGGAGGGAAAGAAAATCAATATTACGGACCTTGCTGTGGGTGACGGCGGCGGAAGCTACTACAAGCCGAATTCTACCATGACCGCATTAAAGGGCGAAAAGTGGCGCGGAAAAGTAAACCGCGTAGAGATCAACGAGAAATCCCCAAACATGATTGACGTAGTAGCGGTGATTCCGTCCGATGTTGGCGGGTGGACAATCCGCGAAATGGGCGTTCTGGACGAAACAGAAACCCTTATCGCGGTTTGCAATACCCCTGACACGGAAAAAGTCATCATTTCAAGCGGAGCGGCGGGCGAAATCGAATTGACGATGCACATTGAGATTTCCAACGCGGACGCTATCTCTTTTATCATCGACCCGAACGTAGTAACGGCAACAAAAAAAGACATTGAAGACCACGACGCATCGAAGACGGCACACGCCGCAGAGTTTGAGAAAAAAGCAGACGTTACCGACCTAAACGCACACGCGAATAATACGGATATTCATGTAAACCCGTCTACGATGGGAAATTACGACACGGCAATTTCGGGGCTGATCGAACATAAGGAAGATACGAAAATTCATGTGACGGCGGAAGAAAAAGCATCGTGGACGGAGGGTGCAGAGCAGGCGGCGGCGGACGCGAACAGAGTAACCGAAGCGCTTAACGCCATTGCAGGAATTGAAAGCCGCGTTTCTCGCGTGGAAGACGGCCTGTTCAACAACATCACCGGGAACCCGTTTCTTGCGTCCTTTGATTCCCTCGACGGCATCACGCTTGTTAAGGGTATCTGGAACGAAGAAAGAAAGCGCATCGAATGTTGACGGAATATGCCTGCCCGCGGCGGGAACTGTCCTGCATCGTCGGAAACCTGTTCGTCGAACTGGAACCACCCTGCGACCATTGCGCCGCCGGGGACAGCCTGACGATATGCGGAACGACATACGCCGGGACACGGGCAACGCTGACCGTCACCGAATACGGATTTACCTTTGACGGACCGCCGGAGGAAGTCGAACAAATCCGGGAAAGGCGGTGTCTAAAATAGACCAGCGACAAACCGAACAAAAGCCCACACAAGAATTTGCAATCATCACGAAAGCGAAAGATTTAGTCAAGCACACGTTTATGATGACAAGCGAACGGAGATTTCCGAAGAAATACCGTTATACCATCGTAAACCGCTTGCACGATTTGACGCTTGACATTTTCCAGCACATACAGGAAGCGAACGAACTTGACCTTACAGACCCGCAGGAATACCGCGAACGGCGCTACGAACAGAAAAAGGCGCTGACAGAGTGCAAGACGGTTCTTTTCCTGATCGAACTTTCCTTTGAAAAGGAACTTATCTCTTCCGAACAATGCGCGGAATGGACCCGGCACGTTATGAACGTGAAGAACATGACGGCAAAGTGGAGGAAGCAGGATAGAGAGCGGTTCGCCGCACTACAACAGAATAGAGGAATCACGCCGCGGCGGTAACGCCCGGCGTTTTTCTTGGGGTGCGGCTTGTAGCGTCCAACTCTTACAACGTCCGCAACGTCAATTCCTCTGGCGCGATGAACTGGAACAACGCTTACAACGGCAACAACGGCGTTCGCCCGCTTTGGTGGAAACCGCGATTGAGTAGGCCGAAAGGCTGAAAACAGAGGACCACTATCAAAGGAAGCCGCATCCCTCCGCCGCGGTGACAGCGTGACGGTAAATACAAGATTGGTGAAGCAAGGTCCACGGAAACCAGCTTCCGCCCGCCGCGGACGCGCGGCGCGGTCCGATGATGACGCGTTGCGTGCGGCGGGAGCCGCAGACGCGCAAGGCCGATTCTATACACGGCAAGGAGTTTTTTATATGCAAGGCGCAGAATTCGAGCAGGTATATGATTTTGGGAACCTATACGCGGGGTTCCTGAAAGCACGCAGGGGCAAGCGACACAAACCCAGCGTTGCAAAATTTGAAGCAAATCTTCTTGAAGCCCTATGCCTACTTTCGGAAATGCTGAAAACCAAAACATACCGACCGTCAGATTATTTCGTTTTCAAGGTCTATGAACCGAAAGAACGAATCGTTATGACGAACGCATTCAAAGACAAGGTGGTTCAACATTCCCTATGCGACAACATACTTGAACCCGCGTTTTCAAAAGCCTTTATCCGGGACAACTACGCATCGCAGAGCGGGCGCGGAACACATGACGGGTTATACCGCCTTGAAGAATTCATGCGGTCCTACTACTTCACACGCAAGGCGAACGCCGAGCGGGAGCGGCGGGCCGCGGGATTGCCGCCGCCCGGCCCGGAGGAAGTGCGGCACTATTCGGACGGCTGGGTTTTGAAATGCGACATATCGAAGTATTTCTATTCAATCCAGCATGAACCGTTAAAGCAGATGACGCGGAAGTACATCAAAGACCCGGATATTCTGTGGTTAGTTGACCTTATTGTTGACAGCACGGAAAATCCGGGAATTCCTATCGGCAACCAGACTTCACAATGGTTCGCCGTCATGTATCTTTCGGGCATGGACCATTTCATAAAAGAAAAGCTGGGTATTCGCTATTATGGGCGGTACATGGACGATTTCTATTTGATACATGAGGACAAGGCATATTTGCAATACTGCCGGGGCGAGATCGAACAATACGTTGCCCGGCTGGGCCTGCGGATGAACAAGAAAACAAATATTTTCCCGTTGCGGAACGGTATTGATTTCTTGGGCTTCCACACCTACTTGACCGAATCGGGCAAAATCATTCGCAAGGTCCGGCGGTCAAGCAAAAGTAACGCACAACGCAAATTGAAGAAACAGCGCGGTTTACTGGACCGGGAGAAAATCAGCCTTTCGGATATTGAACAGTCCTACGGAAGTTGGCGGAGCCACGCCGAAAAGGGCAACTGCTATCACCTGATACAGAAAACCGACAGTCTGTTTCAAAATCTATTCAAGGAGAGTGAAAAACAATGGCCCAAAGTTTGAATGCGCTTGCCGTCGGTGCGCTTGTCAAAGATACAGGCACGCTTTACAACGGTAAGCCGATCATTTGGAAAATCGCCGACAAGGGACACACGGGCTACCCGTCCGGCGCTGTGACCCTGATTACGGAGCGCATTATTTCCCTGAAATGCTTTGACGCTATCGAATCCGGCAACAGCGACGGCGACCGCCGCAGTTACGGCAATAACCGTTGGACCCTTTCCAACGTGCGGCAATGGCTGAACAGTCAGGCCACCGCCGGGAAGTGGTACAGCGCCCAGCACGGCGCGGACGCGCCCCCGACGAATGCGAACGTATGGAGCAACTACAACGAATACGACGCGGAAGCGGGCTTTCTTGCGGGCTTCTCCGCGAACTTCATTGCGGCCCTGCTGACTACGACCCACACCGTAGGCAAGGCGACCGTAGACGGCGGCGGTACGGAGAGTTGCACCGACAAAATCTTCCTTGCGACCTGTACGGAAGTCGGCTTGTCCGGCGACGTGACAGCGGGAAGCAAGCTGGCCTTGTTCAGCGACAACAATTCCCGTCTTGCCTACCCCACGGCGGAAGCCGTGAGCAAGAGCGAGTACACGAACAGCAGTTTGAACGCAAGTTCGCCGTGGTGGTGGTGGCTTGCCGACGCTTACGCGTCCTACTCTTACAGCGTCCGCGGCGTCTATTCCTCTGGCGCGATGAACTGGAGCAACGCTTACAACGGCTACGGCGGCGTTCGCCCGCTTTGTAATTTGTCCTCTGGAATCTTGGTATCTGATAGACCGGATTCCGACGGAGCATACACGATCATTTGGAACCGCGCCCCCTCGAAGCCCTCTTCCATCACGGTTCCGTCCAGCGTGCGCGGCGGCGAAAGCCTGCCTATCAGTTGGGGGGCTTCCACGGACGAAGACGGCAATCTTTCCGGCTATATCCTCGAACGGCAGGTCAACGGCGGCGCATGGGCGCAGGTATACAAGGGCATCAACCGCAGTTACACCGACGCAATCACGTTTGGCTGGACCTCTATTGCGTACCGCGTCAAGGCGTATGACAGCGCGGGTGCGGAATCGGCGTATCAGACCAGCGCGACGCGGACGGTGGTAAACAACCATGCGCCCGTTATCAGCGGCACAGATTCCAACTTGGGAACGAAGACCGCCGCGTTCGCGCAGAGTTACAGCGCAACGGACGAAGACAGCGGGCAGACCTTGACCGTGACGGAGTACATCGACGGCACGCAGAAGCGTTCCTACACCGCGACAAGCGGACAGACCTATTCGTTCAACATCACCGCCGCAGAGTGGGTGAAGCTGTTGAACGGGTCCCATACGCTGAAAATCGTTGCGGCGGACAACTACGGCGGAAGCGCGACCCGGACGTATACGTTCACGAAAAATGAAACGGAAATCGAACTTACGCTTGCTACCCCGCTTACTGCCGACGATATGGTGACAAAGGGTATCATGTCTGTCGTGCGTCAAATTCCAGCAGGTGCAAAATTCACCGTGGAAGTCTGCAACAACGGCAACGACGCTTCCCCGACGTGGGAGGACGTGACGCAGAACGTCGTAAGCGGAAGTAAGTTCTTCCTTTCCAACAAAACCAAAACGGCGAGCGCTTGGGGCTACAATTTCCGCATCAAGGTAAAGCGCGGAACGGCAACGGGCGATTGCTTCATTACGTCTGCGGGAGGTAACTTTGAATGAGCATTCAGCACAGAGAAGACAGCATTCGTGATATGAAGTTGGAGCGGCTGGGCGTGACACCGCCGCAGGACTGGAACGACGTTGAGCAGGTCCGCACGGCGAAGAAAGCCGAAATCGGCCTTGCGTGTTCCGCGGCTATCTATGCCGGAATCGACGTGGGCGGCGCACATTACAGCCTGACCGAACACGACCAAACCGAACTTATGGCGCAGTTCCAGACGGTCAAGGAGGGTGCAAAGGAAGTTCCGTACCACGCCGACGGCGAACTTTGTCGTATGTATACCGCGGAGGAATTCACCGCGCTTACACAGGCCGCGACCGCCCACGTCTTCTATCACCGCACTTACTGCAACCACCTGAACGCGTGGATTAAACGGGCCGGGCTTGATGAAATCCCGGCTATCGTGTACGGCGCGGACCTGCCCGCCGACCTTGCGGCAAGCATGGCGGCGCTGATTGAGAAAGCAGGTGGCGACGCGTGAAACGTATCTTGACGATTTGGGCCACGCTGGGCGCGGCTTACGTCGTATTTGAAACGCTTTTCCGCGGGTACTCCCACCCGTCTATGTTCGTTGTAGGCGGGCTGTGCGGGGTTCTGGTTGGTACTATCAATCAGGCCCCGCGCTTTTATCGCGCCCCGGTCATCGTGCAATCGGTCATCGGGGCCGTCATCGTGCTTGCGGTAGAGTTTGTTTCCGGGTGTGTCCTGAACCTGTGGTTAGGGCTGGGCGTTTGGGATTACAGCAATCAGCCGGGAAACGTGCTGGGCCAAATCTGCCCGGCGTTCGGCCTGCTGTGGTTCTTCATTATGCCGCTTGCTATTTGGGCGGAGGACACAACGCGTTATTTGATTTGGGCGTATGACTGCGCGGTTTATCACTCGCAGGAAGCACCGCCCACAATCGCCCCGTATTCGCTGAAAAGCGTTTACGGGGACTTCATTTGCGGGAGGTAAAGAACATGAATGAAGTGCTTGCAGGTTTGAGCGTCGTTAGTACGATTTGCGCTATCGTGTTCGGCTACGTTGCCTTTGCCCGGAATGGGAAAAGGGACGTTGCCGACGAAGCGAAGAGCGACGCGACCGTTCTTACCGAAATCGGCTATATCAAGGCCAACACGGACGAAATCAAGGCGGAGCAAAAGGAACAGCGCAAGACGAACGTTGAAGTCGTTACGCGCCTGACCGCCGTTGAAGCGTCCGCGAAACAGGCGCACAAGCGACTTGACGCATTCGAGAGCCGGGAGCGGCGCGAACACGAAGAGTAAGAAAGGCGGCGCGGCATGATTTATCTTTTCAGCGTTGCCGCCGGGTTGGTTGGCGGGTTCGCCGCCGTCCTGCTGTTGAGCGGACGACGGACCCGCCGACGAAGAGAGGGCAAGCAGAACCGCCGGAAGACAGAGTGTTCAAAGCTGGTTCTTTGGGCGGTCCTCTGTACCTATTTCGCTGGGTTCGGCGTGGGCGTGTGGGCCGTCGTCCTCGACGCTTCACAGCTTGGCGTTTTCCTTGCCTACGTTGGAACACCAACGGCAACGGTCATCGGCTTTTATTCGTGGAAAGCAAAGGCGGAAAACGTTGTGAAAATCAAAAAGGCGAACCCGGAGGAAACGGAGGGAATGCCCGTTGACCTGAACAACGTTCAGCCGTAACGGAGGAATACACATGACACAGGAACAAAAGAAATTCATCGAGCGGGTGGGCGCACTTGCCGCGGCGGATATGCAGAAAAGCGGGGTCCTCGCGTCCCTGACGATAGCACAAGCAATCCTTGAAAGCGGCTGGGGCAAATCCGGCTTGACGGTCAAGGGAAACGCCCTGTTCGGCATCAAGGCCGGGACAAGCTGGACCGGGGCCGTTTACAGCGGCAAAACGCAAGAGTGCTACGACGGCGTGACCTTTACGACCGTGACGGGCCTTTTCCGGGCCTATGGCAGTTGGGCGGAAAGCGTCGCCGATCATTCCGACTTGCTTTCGTGCAATGCCCGCTATAAAGCGGTCATCGGGGAGCGGGACTATAAAGCCGCGTGCCGGGCAATCGCCGCGGCGGGCTATGCGACCGACCCGAAGTATGCCGACAAACTGGTTCAAATCATCGAAGCATACGACCTGACCGCCTACGACGGCGCAGGAACCGCCGCAAAGCCCGGCGGTTCAAATACCACGGCGGGGACCACAAGCCCCGCAGACGCGAAAGGAGCAGGCAAAATGAAAGCGTCTGAATTTATCAACAAATTGCAAAACATTGTGGACAACTATAAAACGCTGTACGTCATGGGCTGTTTCGGTGCGCCCCTGACGGGCGCGAACGTGTCCCGCTATTGCACAAATCACAGGTACAACAAGCAGGCCGCGCGAACGGCGATGATTCGGGCGGCGGCGGATAAGAACCCGCCCGTCTACGGGTTCGACTGCGTGTGCCTTATCAAAGGCGTTCTTTGGGGCTGGAACGGCAACGCCGCGAAGCCCTACGGCGGCGCGGTATACGCTTCCAACGGCGTTCCCGATTCGGGGGCCGACACCATGATTACGAAGTGTTCCGGCGTGTCCGCTGATTTCAGCGGCATTGTTCCGGGTGAAGCCGTCTGGTTGCCCGGTCATATCGGCGTATACATCGGCGGCGGAAAGGTCATCGAATGTTCGCCCGCTTTCAAGAACTGCGTGCAGGTGACGGCGTGCCTGAACATTGGCGCTATTTCCGGCATGAACGGGCGCAAGTGGACGAAGCACGGGAAGTTGCCGTATATCACCTACGACACCGCAGGCGGCGCACAGGACGGCGCAGGAAGCACGACAAAGCCCAGCGGCACAACTACAACCCCGGCGACGCTTGCGTTCGCTGTGGGCGACGTGGTGCGCTTTACGGGCAACACCCATTACACCAACGCGGCGGCGGCAAGCGGCGCGGCCTGCAAGCCGGGAACGGCAAAGGTAACGGCGCTTGCAAAGGGCGCAAAGCACCCCTACCACCTTATCAAACAGCCCGGCGGCGGTTCTACCGTTTACGGCTGGGTCAATGCGGCGGACGTGCAGGCCGTCGGGAGCGGTACGACCGCGCCGAAAATGCGCGTCGGTGCAAAGGTGAAGTATTCCGGCCCGCTGTACCGTGACAGCAACGGCGGCGGACAGGGCAAGACCGTAAACGGAACGTATACGGTGAAGTATTACTATCCGGCCCGCAAGTGCGGCGTACACATCGACGGTTTGGGCTGGGTCCCTGAATCCGGCTGTACCGTCATTAGCTGACAGATAGAAAGGAGAAACGGAAATGAACGTTCTTACATTCCTTGCGAAGAATTGGGACAGCGTGCTTGTCGTCGTTGCTTTCCTCGCGCTGGTTGTCGTGCTTATCAAGCGCGGCGAAACAAAGATTTTGAAGCAAATCCTTTTCAACCTTGTAACGCAGGCCGAAAAGCAGTTCGGAAGCGGTACGGGTTCCCTGAAATATGCCGCCGTCGCGGACTGGATTTATCAGCGAATCCCGGCGGTGCTGAAACTGCTTTTCACGTCCAGCGATATTGAAAAAATGATCGAAGCCGCTTTGGAGGAAGCGAAGAAAGCATGGGGCACGAATGAGAATTTGAAAGGCTACATCGACACCCCATCCGTGGAAAGCCTGCTTGTCGGCATCGAAGAACAGGCCGTCCAGACCGAACCCGCAGAAAACTAAACACGTCCGATTCGGACAAAAACGAAAGCCCGTCGGGGGTCATTCCCCGGCGGGCTTTTTTTCGCGCTTTTCGATAAAATATTGTTGTGAAGTTTCATTCCAGCCCGCGGTTCCGATTATTCGCGGTTCGGCGGTTTGGGTCCCATCAAGACGCTTGCGAATGGCGTTCTTTGCGTCCGACAATGCCCTATAAATGGGAATGCCGTCCACTTTCCCGGAACAACTTTCGGATTCCAGAAACCAGCCGGATTCAAAAGGAAGAATCCATTCGCCCCGATATATGTAGCAATCAACAATCTTTTTCATAAACAACCAACACATTCTACCACAGGACGGGCGGCGGCTTGCGCCGCCCGCCTTTATCTTATGCGCTGACCGTGGACACGTCAAGCCGGAACGCGAGGTCAAGGACCTTTGCGCGGGTTGCGGCGTTGTGCTGAACGGCCTTTTCCAACGTGGCCCGGACCCCAGCGGGAGCAAGGGACAGACCGTAGGCAATCAAGCTATCTTCCGACGCTTTCAGGACGGAACGGGCGGCGTTCAGTTCTTCTTCAAGCCCGGCGGAAACAATCAGCGCGGCGCATTCGTCGTTCGCCTTTTCAAAGGCCGCGTCATCCTCCATGCAGTAAAGGAATTCGGGAACGGAGCCGTCGGGATTGACAATGCCTTTGTCGGCAATGAACTTCTTTTCGATGGCTTCTTGCTGGGATTCGACTTCCTGCACGCGGGCTTTGGCGACCATATAGGCCCGCTGGAACTTGTTTGCAGTTCTTTTCATGTTCATTCCCCTTTCTTGCGGCGGTAATGGACCGCGGCGGCGATAATCAGCTTCACAACGGCAACAGCGATCAGGAAGATTCCGAGTTTTTCAAGCATGGTTGACAGTTCAGAAGAAAAAGTGTATTCTATGGGTGGGCGGTGAACCCGCCCATAGAATACGGGGTTTCGGCTTACGTCAGCTTATCAATTATCAGTAACGCAAGCCCTACCAGAAAGTCCACGATTGCGGTTATTACGATGGTCCGAACATCGACCCGCGATTTCGTGGGCTTTTTCTTTTTCTTCTTCACCTTGTCACCTCCTTTCTTTATGCTCTTATTATATACTAACGTTAGTATAAAGTCAATAGGGAAAATGCGAAAAAGCAGAAAAATTTTGCGCCGTTGCGGTAGATACAGCGGCGCGAAAAGCGGAGCGGCGGAAACCGCCGCCCCGGTAAAGCGTCAGGCGACAAACACACCCAACGGAGAACCGCCGGGAGAGCGCCACCCGCGGCGGTGAATGTCGGACAGGCGGACACGTTCGGGAGCCTTTGCGCCGTCATACAGGACCATAGCGAAAACGCCGCCGTGAAAGAAACGGGTATCAGGCAGGCTAACAAAGCCGATGACGGTTCCGCCCTGCGGAGGATAGCAAGCACCGCAGACACGTTCGACGCGCTGACCCACCATAACAACAACGGTGTTCACGTCGTCGGGCTGGGCGATTTCAACGCCGCAGGACGTTTCGGCGGCGGCTTCCTCGACGCTGGGTTCCTCTTCCGGCTGAACCTCGTTTTCAGCACGGAAGACCGGGGCCATAGAATAACGTTCGGGAATGATATATTCGCCGCGTTCATCGAAGAACAGCTTTGCGCGGCGGGTCTTGCCGTTACGCTCGAACGTCACCGTCTTTTCGGTGCGCTTGATAATCTTGATGGTGAAAATGCAATCGTGATTGCAGGCGCTACGGTCAAAATATTCCTTGCCGATCTCGAACTTTTTCATATTGATTACCCCCATATATAAAACCAGAAGTTGAAGCGTTGTTGTATGCCGTGTCGGTTCCCTTTTCGTGTCAGCCCGTAAGGTTGGCTGTTGTCGAACTCTACGCCCCGACAACCGGGCGGATTTGGTTTCCCTTTCTGATTATGATTATATACTAACGTTAGTATAAATACAAGCTGGAATGATGCACAAATATACTAACGATAGATTGTGCGTTTTTTATACTTGCGTTAGTATAAACAGCGTGATAAAATGGACAAGCAAAGGAGTGGTGACAATGGCAAGCAAATATGGAAACCCACGCGGGCAAGCCGCGACAGACGCGAAGCGGAAATACAACAGCAAAAACTATGACAGGATTTACCCGTATGTAAAGAAAGGCAAAAAGTCTGTATATCAGAGAGCGGCAAAGGCAAGCGGGTTTGACAGCATAAACGATATGATCGAATCGCTGATGGACGAACGGGCGGCGGCGGTGTTGGGACTGTCGCCGGAGCAGTTCGCGGCAGAGGTTCAGGCCGCGGCAGACGCGGAGCAGGAAAAGGCATAAAGAAAGCGGCGGGCGTTGCGCCCGTCGCTTTTGCTTTCCTGCTGTTCAGAACTGTTCGTATGTATAGCCGCCGTTTTCGTCCAGCGTGATAGCGCCGTAATCTTCAAGAATAGAACCGTCGGTATCTTGCTTCCCGTATGTACCGACATAGTACATAGAACCGGGGAAACAAATACCCGTGCCGTCATCACAGAGAATTGCAACCCAGTTGTAGCCGCTGTCCTTGACGACGGTTTCCGCAAATTCTTTGTAGTTTTCTTCCGTAATGGCTTGAAGCTGTGCTTTTGTAATGCGGATATAGGCATATTCTCCGATTTTATCGCCGGAACCCGTTTTCACGTCCTTTATGGTCAAGTCATAGTCCATCAAGACGTTGTGCTTGTGATATTCAGGGTACAGCATATCACGCCCGGAATAGACGGTTTCAACCGCACCGTCAGAAAGTGTAACGTCGAGGGACGAACCGCCGTAATAGACGGTATACGCGCCATTGCTTTCGGAAATGCTTGTAATCTTCCCGTCAAGGCCGCAGGAAGTCAGAACGATAAAAACTTCATCGGCCTGTTCGGGGGTGATTTTCATATCTGCCCGAATAGTGTTCATGGCATCGGGGTAAAAATCATACTGCGCCGTCAGTTCCTCCGATTTGGGCGTGTCCAGATCGACAAGAGCGCCGCCGCAGGCGGAGAGGGACACGGCAAGCGTCGCCGCAAGGACAAGAGATAGAACCTTTTTCAT